CTCCGCGTCCCAGTCGTACAGCTCGCACAGCAAGTCGCGCTCGTGCCCGTCTAAGTCGTTGTCGAGATAGACAAAACCGTGGGCGACGCGGAACAGGCCGGCGCCGTATTGGTTTACCTGTGCCAGCTCAAAGACGTTGTGGCCGTGTTCCGGCGCCTGGCGGCGGTATTGGGCACAGTCGGGATCGGTGCATATCCAGTTTTTGCTTTCGGTGTTCATGCGGTTTCCTCCTTCCTGTTCAGATGGTAGCGTTTTCGCGGATCACTGGAAAATATAAGCGATACCTTCAGAGAATTTTCTGCTGGACTGTCCCCACTTGAATTGATATAAAGAACTGTCTCCGTTCAAATTCCAATTAAGGGTTTCTTTCATGTCCGCTGTGTTAAGAAATTGCAATATTCCACGCTCTTTTATCTGTTCGGCTCCCCAATAATTATTTGTCCTGTTGTCAAAAACAGAAATTGTATTGATAAGCCCGGAGCAGCGGTCACTTTCTACAGTTATAACGAGTTTTGCCTTGTGCAAAATTTTTCTCCTCATGGTGTTCCTCCTTTCCGGGGAGGCGGTGCGCCTCCCCTGTTCGGTTTAGTCGGGCTGTTCAGTCACGGGGTGTTCCCATGTGCTGTCGTGGTGAAAGACGAAATACAGGTGTTCGCCGTAGTTTTCGATGGTGTCCGGGGTGCGGGTCAGGCCGTGGCGGGCGGCGGTGTCGATCACTCCCTGGCGCAGGGCGCGAAGGTCGCGGTAATAGTTCTTGTTCACAACGGGGATGTCGAATTTCACCAGCAGGATCACCTGCTCCATGTGGTCATAAAATCCATCGAGATCAAATTCCACCTTGACGGCGCCGGGGAGGGTCAGCAGGTCGCGCTGCAGCGCGGCGCACTGTTCAGAGATGCCGAAGCGGGCGGCGGTGGCGGCGGTGCGGTCGTTCATTTTGTTTCCTTTCTGCCCTGAAGGGCTGTTCGTGGTGTTCAGGCGGATTTTTACAAGGGGCGATATGTGTCGATAGCTACTTGACAAGCAATCTTTGTGCGGTATCTGCCAAAACAACATAAGGTGCTATATTTGCGACGTTTTGCATCCAATACCACCCACCAGATGCGCCCGTCTACGGCTGTTCGTTTTACCGGTATGAAACTGCAAGACTCCATAATTTTTACCTCCATTTTTCGCGTTGTTCGTGTTTGTGGGTGGGGCGCGATGCCGCCCCGGTGGTGATTAGTCGGGCTGTTCGGGATTTTCGCCGCGTTTCCAGCGACGGAACACGGAAAGCGCGTTTTGCTCGTCGCGGCGGTGCAGCTCCTGAAGGAAGAAGCGGGCCACGTCGATTTTCTCCTTGTCGGTGGGGCTGATGGCGAAAACAGCACGTTCAATCTGTTCATCCGTGAGCATTTGCACCGATTCAAGAATGTCGGCGAAGTCCTGGCGGGCCTGTTCCTGCTCCTGCTGTGCCTGTTCAGCCTTGCGGCGCTTGTATTCTTCCAGCCAGGGCGCGGGCAAGACGGAGACCACGCGCCCGCCCTCGGTGTACTGTTCCAGCAGGTCGGCCACGGCGACGATGGCCGCGCCGGTCTCCTTGTCCTCGTCGGTGGGCTTTCCGTTGCCAAAATTGCCCTTGTCGCGCAGGAACGCGCCGAAACTGCGAATGTGGGCGATGAGTCCGCCGTCGTTGTCGCCCAGGTCATAGCGGCCTTTATATGTGTCCTGCTCGCCGTCGGCGTTGGTGTAGGTGATGGAAAAGCTGGTTTTGTCATAGCCGCGTTCCTGGCCGGCGGAAATTTGTTCGTCCAGCGTCTTGAAAATGATCTCGGCGGCGGCGACGGAGAATTTCATACCATCATCAAAAGCGCCGTTTTCGCTCCATTCTACGGTGACAACCGGGGCGCCGTCCTTGATGGGGTGTGCGGCGGCGGTCTGTTCGATGAAAGCGCGGTTTTCGTTGCGGGTGCGGATGGCCTTTTCCCGGCGTTCCAGCTGTTCGGCGTGTTCACGCGCCAGCCGCGCCGACTCGGCGGCGGTGTTCATCTCGTGGACGGCTTCCACGTCGGCGGCGGTGGGGTGGCCTTTTGGCAGGGTGGCCAGCTCGGCGGCGTTGCGGTCAAGCTGTGCCTGCCGCCGGTCGATCTCGGCGCGTATGTCCTCCGGCTTGCGCCAGTGGTAGCGGCCCGGCTGCTGGGCGTCCTGCTCGTCCTGTTCCAGTTTGGCGATATACTCAGGCTCGCCGCGCATGGCAGATTTGAGCGCGGCGGCGCGGGCGTACTTGTAGAGGGGGTGCGCCGGGGTCAGGGTGGCGCTGTCGCTGTCGAAATAGTCGGTATAAAGGTCGGTTTCGTTCTTGACGGTGAACAGGTCGCGGGGGAGGTGGTCATAATCGCGGGCGCCGATTGTCACGCTGTCGCTGCGGCTGTCGGTGAAGTAGTAACAGCGGATCAGCTTTCCGCCGTTTACCTTGATTCCGTTCCAGAAAAAGCGGATGGATTCGGTTTTGTTGGTGTTCATTTTGTGTTCCTCCTGTTGTGTAGTCTGTTCCCCGTGTCAAGGGAACGAATTTACTTTTCTCGATGAGGTGGAGCTGGTGCGCCCAACTCCCCAGAGGCGGCGCGGCTGTTCAGCGTTTGCGGGGCTGGTCGATCCTGTCCAGCAGGCGAACAAAAAGCGCCGCCAGGGTGGCGGCGCCGGTGGCGGTGACGATATAGGAAAAGACGGTCATTTTTAGCGCTCCTTTCGCTTGATGATGTCTGTGATGTTGTCCCAGTAAAATTTATAACCGGTGCCGAGCTGCTCAAAAATTACGGACTGGGCAAAGGTGTAAAACGGGCTGAACACCTCGCCGCGGCTGGTGTATGGGCTGCGCTCTGTGTTCCAGTCGATGCCCAGCCGCCCGGATTCCCGGCGGACGGTGAACACGTCACCGAAATGGCGCGTTACGATCTCGCGCCCGCTGGTGTTGTACAGGTGGACGCGCACGCGGTCGCCCTCGACCAGACCGGCGGGGCGATACCCGGCGATCCGGTACGTTGACGGGATGGCGAAGAACATATTTTTATGTTTCTCGCTGTAGCTGGCGCGGAACAGGTCGCCGGAGGTGGCAACGGCGATATAGTCGCCGCCGGTGTGGATGTCCTCAAATTGCAAAAGCTGCATTTTGTTCTCCTTTCCGCCCGGTTTCGGGCATGAAAAAAGCGCTCCCGGAAAATCTCCGGGGGCGCTGTTCGTGTTTTGCCCCGCATTTTTCCGGGGCTGCTGTTCAGATGGTGGGGGTGATCTCGATAAAATCACCGGCGGCGGTCTCGTACCCACAGACAAAACGGGCACCACAGGCGGCGGCAATTTTGCCCAGGTCGTCAACGCGCCAGTTTTGCGGAGATTTTAACCGGGTGTTTAGGTTTTGCGGGGCTATGCCGATACGTCTTGCAAGTTCGGCTTCACGGATGCCGGAATCTACAAGCAAATGACGGGTCGCGCGGCTTGCGTCCATTGTATCACCTCTTTTTGTGCCCGTGTCGCTATATAGTCTACCGGCACGGGCTGAAATTGTGCACATGATAACACGATTTTTTGATTTTGTCAATTTTTACAATGATATTGTCATTTTCTTGTATAATATTACATATTGATATTATCATGTTTTAGTATTATAATTCTATATGTAAAGCAAAGGCAAAGCAAAAATTTTTTGGAGGTACAGACGATGACAAATTACAAATTCTCTTTTCACTGCGTGGACAATGGCGGCAAGCACCAGGCGTTTACCGTGAGCGCACCCAGCAAGGCGGCGGCGATTGACAAGGCATTAAAGAAGGCCCGGAAGAACGCCGCGGGCGACATCTGCGGGACGTGGGAAATCCGGCTGCAGCCCAGCTTTTAAGGAGGTGGAGAGAATGAAACGCTATACCAAGGAATTTATCACGGCGGAACGGCGGCAGCTGCTGGAAGTCTGGAAGCGCTACGGAACCGCGGAGAACGTCAGGAAGGCCGGGAAGCTGCAAACGATTTTCGAGAGCTGCGCCCGCGGTCTAATTACAGATTTTGAGGCGGTCCGGCTGACCGTGGAAACGGTGGAAGGGTAGCCGCCTGACGCTTCCGGAGGGGTTGAGCGTATCAGCCCCGCCCCATAACTACTATTTACAAGGAGGGCAACAGACAATGAACGAGAACACCAAGACCGCCCGCGCCGAGTGGGAGAGCATGAGCGGGGAACAACAGTATAACGCGCTTGTGGCGATGGCCTGGACCGTGCGCCGGAAGGCAGAGGCCCGCAACCAGACCGGCGCCGCGTGGATCGAGACCGAGGACGACGCGCAGACCGTAGCCGCCGACGCCTGGACTCGGATGGGTGCCGCGCTGGATCGTAACGAGGCCCAGGACGCGCCCGCGCCGCTGGCGGTGATCCTGTACCGGGCAGCAGCCCAGGCCGCGCACAGCATAAGCAGGGCCGAGCAGAGACACGCCCGCGCCATATCCGCCACCATTGACGACGACGGCGCCGAGCGCTGGCAGATCGACACCGAGGCCGGGACGGACTGCGACGCGATAGCACCCAGCCCGGAGACCGCCGCGATCCTGCGGGAGAGCGTGGAGAGCGTCGCCCGCGACCAGGTGGACCGCGTAGCGCTGACCATGACCGCCCGCGGGTACACTACGGCGGAGATAGCCGCCGCGCTGATGGTTGACCGGTCCACCATTTCCCGCCGCCTGTACGCCATGCGCGACCGCTACCACGCGCAGCAGGACAACGCCCAGGACTAACCACGGACGCGCCCAGCAGGGCGCAGGAAGGAGACAAGACACCATGACGACCAACAACACCACCAGCCCGGGAACCCTGTACAACATCGCCCCAGAGGGCAAAGCGCAGCTATACACCGCCGCGGAGATCAGAGCCGCAGCAGCGGACGGCCTGCAAATCTGGCTTGACGTGGGCCGCCGCTGGCCCCGCGTCCCGTGCCGTATGGCCGCCACCGTGCGCGGATGGGTAACGGCAGTAGGGGAACACGGCGCAATATATCAAGCATGGGCCGGAGACTTCCACGGCAGCCCCAGCCCCGCCGAGATCGTCACCGCATGACCCAGAGCAAACAACCGAAGAAGCCCAAACCGGCACCGCCAGGACGGAACCAAAACCGCCCCAGCGGTGCTAATTTTATGCCCGTGTAGATTTTTGACAATGCCACCGGAAATATAGAAAACGAACAGAAACGCCCCGCCACGCTTTCCGGGCGTTGAAGGAATGCCCCGACACCGACCCCCAAAGAAAAACGCCGTCAGCAGCCCCGCAGAGGGCAAAGAAGCGGGAAAGAGCAGCGGCAGCCCCTCACGCGTGCGCGCGCGTTTATTCCGGGCGCGGTTGAATAAAGAAGAATATACCCCCGTATACAACCATACCCAGCGGAGCAGAAACGAGCACCAAAAAACCCAGCGGGACACCCGAAGCAGGAGAACAACGGAGAAGAACGGAGACCACCAGCGGGAAGCACTGACCGGAAGAAAAGAGCGGCGGCGAGGGGAGGGAGGGAGAGTCGCCCCGCGGCCTATGTTCCGGGCTGAACAGCGGACAGACGGGGACCGGCAGCGGCGGCGGGTGCCCCGGCTCCATGCCCTGACCATCCGGCAGGCGGCAGCCACCACCGACAAAACAGCCAAAACCGGCGGAAATCGTCAAATCAGAGGCCGAAAGCGGACGAAATGAAAGAGAACTTGCAAAAATTGCAACATTCCTTTACATATTAGGACAATATGGAAAGGAAAGCCCCCGGCGGCGGGCGCATTTCCTGCAAAATCCGGCGGAAATGGACGGCACCGGCACCCGCTGACCACACCCGGGGACCACCTGACCACCCCCGGGACGGCAACCCGGGGGAGGTTTACAAACCGGAAGGGCAAAGTCTTTTCTCCATGCTACGCAACTCTCCTCCCCGCTCCCATGTTCCCCACTCCGGCACACCAATCCGCGCTTCTCATGCAAGTTACCGGCAAGTTATGGGTAGGGGGGGGTGGTTTTGAAACCGAAGCGAAAAAACGAAACGGTCAAAAGTCCGAGGTCGAAAAATAAAAAATTCGGCGGGCGCAAGCGCCATATATGTGAGGGGAAGGTACGGCCTTTGTGCGGCGGTGGTGCGAGGGCGGCGGCATGGTGTTGACACGGATGTTATATGGAGGTGAAAAAGTTTTTATGCTTCCCTTGACACGGCGATTAGACTACCGATTGCCAAAGGGCCGGGAGCAAGTGGCCGGCAAGTTAGATCGAGGGAGTGCTTTGTGTATGGTAGTAGACATTTTAGAGACTGATAAGAAGTACAGCGTGATCTACGCGGATCCCCCGTGGACATTTAAGACGTACAGCGCAAAGGGCAAGGAGAAGAAGTCTGCGGAAGCGCATTACCGCTGCATGGGCAAAGAGGACATACAGGCGCTGCCGGTGCAGGGCATAGCGGCGGAGGACTGCGTACTGTTTCTGTGGGTGACTATGCCGTGTTTGGAGGAAGGCTTGGAGCTGATCCGCAAGTGGGGCTTTACCTATAAGACCTGCGCGTTTACATGGGTAAAGCAGAACCGGAAGTCGGACGGGCTGTTTTGGGGTCTGGGCTTCTGGACCCGGGCTAACGCGGAGCTGTGCCTGCTGGCGACAAGGGGCAAGCCGAAGCGCGTGAGCAAGGGCGTACACAGTGTTGTGCTGAGCCACGTGCGGGAGCACAGCAGGAAGCCGGATGAGGTGAGAGACCGGATCGTGGAACTGATGGGAGATATACCCCGCATCGAACTGTTTGCCCGCCAACAGGTGGACGGCTGGGACTGCTGGGGTGACGAGGTATAAGTGAAGGTGATTTCAATGACTATGCGGAGGATGGGAGATGTCGCAACGGACGTCCTGCTGGACGAAGTGCTGGGCGGCAGGGTAGATGAAATGCTGCTGGACAGGGACGCGAACCTCGGTGCGCTGCTTCGGCTACGGCGGCACTTCCCAAAAGCGGCGCTGAAACTGACGGACGATCAGTGGATGTACCTGAGCGAGATGTACGATGGCGGCATGAGCGTGACGGAGATCGCGGCGGCGCACGACGTAAATAAGAGCACGGTCAGCCGGAGCGTGAACCGTGCGAAAAAGACTTTGCAGGACTATCTACAGTTCTGCCTGTGATGGGAGTGGGAGCGAGATACATGGGACGGATAAACCAGCCGCTGACGAATGAGGCGGCAAGGAAACTGATGGCGCTGGACGTGCAGGACAAGGAGATACTGACCTACGAAAAGCTGGACGAGTGGTACACCGCATGGGGCGGACAGTGCTACGTCAGTTTCTCCGGCGGCAAGGACAGCACGGTGCTGGCGTATTTGGCGGCGCGGTACCTGTCGAGCTTCAGGACGCCGCCGTGGGAACTGAACTTGGTGTTTGTAAACACCGGCCTGGAATACCCTGAAATTCAAAAGTTCGTCAATGAGTACGCCGCGTGGCTGCGCATGGAGTTTCCCCGCGTGACCGTAAACCTTCACCGTCTACGCCCGGGGATGAACATTCGGCAGGTGGTTACGAAGTACGGGTATAGCATAATCGGTAAAGACGTAGCGCATCGGATAGAAACCGCGCGGCGTTCACCAGATAGCCGAAGTATGAAGCTATTGCGTGGGGAAGTCTTACGCGCCGATGGGGAAAAGAGTATGTACAACTGTGAAAAGTGGGAGTATTTGCTTTCGGCTCCATTCCTCATATCAGACAAGTGTTGTGAAATTATGAAAAAGTCTCCATCAAAGAGCTATGAGCACCGAGCGGATGTCAAGCCCACGACGGCAACAATGGCGGAGGAAAGTCTTTTGCGGATGCAAAAATGGCGCGAAACGGGCTGCAACGCTTTTGAGGGAAGGCGTCCCTTATCTAAGCCCATGAGTTTCTGGATGGAGCAGGATGTGCTGCGCTTCATCATAGACCGCCAGCTTCCCTACGCCAGCGTGTACGGCGACATCGTGGCCAGCGACGGCGAGAACGACTACGGTGCGACGCTGATCGACTGCAATCTGCACTGCACGGGATGCCAGAGGACGGGGTGTATGTTCTGCGGTTTCGGGGCGCACCTCGAAAAAGGTGTCAACCGATTTCAGCTCATGAAACTGACACACCCGAAGCACTACCAATTCTGCATCGGCGGCGGGGCGTTCGACACGGATGGGCTGTGGAAACCCACGAAAGACGGTCTTGGCTATGCGCGGGTGCTGGACTACATCGGAGTGAGGTATTGACAATGGATAGGCCGTTGGAACGACCGAAAGGAATTGAAGAATGAGCAAATACAAACGTTATTGGGAGCTGCAAGGAAAGCGAAGGCCGTTTCCTCCTCTGTACGAAGCGGTAAAGATGTACGGGGCGGAAAATGTGTTTTTCGATAAGCCCCAGTACGAAAAGCCAGGACAGTGTCCGTGGTGTGGCGGAGAGGTAAAAAGCAAACGGCGCCGCTTCTGCTCCGACCAGTGCCGTACTCAGTTCGACAACCTGACGGTGTGGAACCGTGGACGGGATCCGTATTCGCTCCGCATTTTGTATCGGGACAACTTCACCTGTCAGGACTGCGGAGAGTTCCACGCCTTTATCAACCGGCACGGCATGGCAATACCCATTGACGATGGGAACATGGAAGTACACCACATACTGCCGGTGGCGCAGGGCGGCGGGGACGAGGCACAGAACCTCGTTTCGCTGTGCCGCAACTGCCACCAAAAACGACACAAGGAACTGAAAGAGGAACAGCCATGAGAGTGAAAATGAACTACAACAACTTGGTCGAGGAGATCGACAGGACGGTGAGTGCAAGCAGGAGCCGGGCGGCGAGAGAAAACGCCTTTGGAATAGGCATCGGGCTTACTATGCTGAACGGCTATCTCACAGAAATTGCGAAGCGTGCCGTAGAGCTGAACGATGACAAACTGATTGACCTGTGTGTTGACATGGGAATATTGAAACAGGAGGAAAAGGCATGAGCAAGGCCGTTATGATAAGTATTCGACCGAAGTGGTGCGAGAAAATTGCCAGAGGCGAAAAGACCGTTGAGGTGCGAAAGACCCGTCCGAAACTGGAAACGCCGTTCAAGTGCTATATCTACTGCACGCAAGCAAGTGTCAGGTATCAGACCATCTGTGGTTGTCATGTGCTGAACAGCGATGAATTGTATCGCCACCCGGAGCAGGGCATTAAATACGGCGACAGCATAGAACTAATGCTGTGTGAAAACTACACGAAAGACAATTTCTTAAACGGCAAGGTCATCGGAGAGTTTACCTGCGACCGCATCTATGAGCTGGAAACGCGCTCACCCGGCGGCAGCTACTATGTCAAGGGTGAGGGTCAGCCGACAACAAACGATGTGGCGCGGCAGTCGTGCCTTACCCTCAAAGATATGCACGAGTATCTGCAATCGAAAGTCGGTTACGGCTGGCATATCTCCAACCTGAAAATCTACGATACGCCGAAGGAGTTGAGCAAGTTTTCGCGCCCATTTGAAAACTGCATAGACAAAGTGTGTGATGAATTTGGGTGTGCATTATGCGAAAATGGCGGGCATATTAAGCGCGCGCCGCAGAGCTGGTGCTATGTGGAGGAGCAGAAATGAATGAACGAGATAAAATCCTGCTGCGGTATGTCTGCGATGGCGACATGAGGAGAGCTCGCCAACAGGCAAAACTAATTTTAGAAAATACTACGGCCAAAAAGGATGAGCATTTTCGGTATGAGATGCTGAGAAAACTGGAGACCAAAAGCAACTTCATTGAACTGCCGGCGAACTTGCAGGGCATTTTGGTAGCGGAGGACTCCGCCTTTTTCCCCGACAAGAAGTTCTTAGTCAGGCCACATGAGGAGGCTGTAGCAAAAAAGGTGCTACGCATTTACCGCGCCGCCGATAAACTGGCAGAGATCGGACTTCCGTATTTCTCCGCGCTTCTGCTGCACGGAGAAAGCGGGTGCGGAAAAACAGAACTGGCGAGATATATTGCATATAAAGCAAACTTGCCGTTCGTCTATGTCCGGTTCTCCGCGTTGGTGAGTTCATATCTGGGCAGTACACAGGCCAATATCGCCCGCATCTTTGATTATGTGAGGCGCGAACCGTGTGTCCTGTGCTTTGATGAGATCGACGCAGTAGGAATGGCCCGTGGGCAAAGAAACGATGTTGGGGAAATGAACCGTATCGTCATCGCACTTATGCAGGAACTGGACAAGCTCCCCAGCAATGTGATTATCGTCGGCACAACGAACCGCTTTGACCGGCTCGACCCCGCGCTGATCCGGCGGTTTCCCATTCAATACGAAGTACAGAAACTATCCCCTGAAGAAGCCTGTGCGCTTGCAGAAAAGATCGTCGGCTATGCCGGGATAGATGTCGAACCGTGGAAATTGTGGTTTACTACGGTATTCCCGGAAAGCGTACCCGTCTCTACTGTGGTGAAGGTGTGCGTGGACAAAATAGTTGCGTATATCATCGAAAAGGAGGAGCAGAAATGATATACACCTTTCATGTGGGAGATTATGTGAGGTTGGAACGTGCCGATGGCACATCCTCCAAGACGCTTACCGGATATGTGTCGTCTTACCAGAGGCCAGGGCGGTTTCACAGTTTCATTTTCAAGTGGGACGATGGGACGCAGACGGGCTGGAGCGGCAATATAGAGGATCTGCCGCAGAATTTTACTCGCATTGGCAAGTACGATTTTGCGTGGCTAAGAGCGGTCAGGGATTGCGGATATGCGGAAAAGGATGAACTCGACAAGATGAGCTCCACGAAACTGTTGATGATGCCGGGAAGCCTGCACGAGGGAGACTTTGTGGAGACTGTGGATGGCCGGGTGGGGTACATCAAGAGCATCTGCCGGTGTGAGAAATGCCGGGAGCGTGGGTTCTATGAGCCGATTGTACATTTTACGGACGGTGAGGAGGACTGCATCACCAAGTACGAGGCGGAAAACAGCTTCAAGGGCTATAAGCGCATCGGACGGTGGGTGAATGAGAAAGCAGTAGTGCAGAAGCCCAAGAAGATTTTTCACTGCGGGAGCGTGTGGAAGTCCGAAAACGGGACTATGAGATACGCACCAGACACGCAAGTCATGCAGGATAAGATCAACGAACTGGTAGACGCTGTAAATGAACTGCGAAAGGAGAAACAGAAATGACGGAACGAAAGGTGCTGATTGTCCGCGTGAAGGGCGGTATGCAGATAGCGCAGGGCGTAACCAACCATATCATAGAGGGGCTGGTGCGGGGCGTGCTGGTGCTGCCGGAGGAGGTCACGTCCTACGCCGTCGAGGATTTCCCTGCGCTGGGCGTGGAGAATGAGGACACGACCTATACGGTCGTACCGAAGGGCGTACCAGCGGTAAAAATACTCAACAAGGACGATATTCTCCCCATTGGCGCGTTTGTGCAGGTACAGGAGGAAAGCGAACAGCGCGATGAAAGCGAAGCCCAGCCAGACCCAGCACCGCAGCCGACCGAACCCGCCACGCCGTTTAAGCCAAAGGGCGCGATGGCGGAGATCAAGCGGGAGGTTTTTATACGACTGCAAGCCTACCAGCAAAGAACGAAGCTTGGCTGGGCACAGAGAGTGTCCGACGCTACCGGCGGCAAGGTGGCCCCTGACGTGGTGCGGCTTGGCCTGCTGGAGGCGCGGGACATCGGCGTTGACCGCTGGAAACTCATTGGAAAGGCGCTGGACAAACTGGAGGAGGAAATGGAGAAATGAAAATCTACATAGCTGGAAGGATCACGGGAAACCCGAACTATAAGGCACAGTTCAAGGCTACGGCGGCCATGCTGCAGAAAGAAGGTCACACCGTCCTAAATCCGGCGGAGCTGCCGGAGGGCATGAAGCCGGCAGACTATATGCGTATATGCTTTGCTATGCTGGATAGCGCCGATGTGGTTCTTTTCCAGCTCGGATGGCAGGTGAGCAAGGGCGCAAAATTGGAGTACGACTATGCGAGATACATCGGGAAGGACGTCATTACCGTTGACCCTCTTTCACGGATTGACACTTACGACATCCTCCGCGCTGTAGCTTCCGTTGAGAAAAGAATGCGTGAAAGGAAAGAACTCCCCAATGGATAAGGCCATCTGGACGGTCCGCACCGCCAAATTGTGCCCCAAGTGCATCAAGGAGATGGAAGCGGAGTATATCGTGTACCTGACGCACGAGCAGCAGAGAAACCGCATGAAGGACATAGCCACGCACGGTTACTGCGACCGCTGCCACGAGGAAAGTTTTATGCTTCGGATGCGCCAGTACACCATGAACGGCAGGACGTTGCGGGCGAAGGGGCTGGATAAGAATTGGAGGGAGTACATGGGATGAGCGCGCAGATCGCATTGAACGTAGACTGCATGGAGTATATGCGGACGCTGCCCGACAAGGCGTTTGACCTCGCGGTAGTAGATCCTCCGTATAGGGGCGAAAACAAAGCACCAACAAAATGGATGCGGGATAGCATGAGCTGTAAAGGGCTGTTTCTCGGAGGAGTTCCAACAGATGCATATTTTGCAGAATTAGAGAGGGTCAGTAAGGCTCAAATCATTTTTGGCGCAAACAATTTTGGACGTCCATTCAAAGGGTTTATATCATGGGACAAAGGAGTTCGCGGGGCAGACAGGTATTCGCAATGCGAGATCGCTTCGCTATCAGATAATTTATCGACGGTTTCAACTATTGCAGAAATCCCAATTTACGGCAACTACAAAGATAAAATTCACCCCACACAGAAGCCCGTGAAGCTGTACGAATGGATATTGACGCGCTACGCCAAGGAGGGCGACAAGATCCTCGACACACACCTTGGCAGCGGGTCAAGCCGTATTGCGGCCTATAACCTCGGCTTTGACTTTGTGGGGTGCGAGATCGATCCGACATACTTCCAACTGCAAGAGCAGCGGTTTGCGGAGCATACGGCACAGGTAAGGATGTGGTGAAGATAAAAAGAAAGATAGAAGATCTCGGAACAGGCGGAGCCGGTGGAGTTGGTCCGGCATACATCGCTAATGGTGGTGCCGGCTGCGAGCCTGGATCCGGTGTATGTATGCCCGGTTCAGGAGGCTCCGGTGGAAATGGACGATTTATCTGGTGCCGCACAGAGGATGGCCGCGAGATGAGGATTTGGAAAAACGCACCGACCTGCTGCCAGACGCACAACCTTCTTCTCGTGCAAAAGCGCGGAACCGAGATTTACCACAAGTGCTATGTTTGCGGCAGAGACTGGACGGAATTATTACCAGTAAATCCTATGGAGGCGGTGAAGATAAGCCTGATGCCCACGAGGTGGGTGAACGGAAAGAAAACACCCTCAATACCGGAGGGAGCAATGATCGTACATTTTTGAGGAGGAAAACATAATGGGAACTATTTTTGGTATCCTTGTCGGTTTCGTTCTGATCGGCGGGTTCACCGCATTTATCAACCTCGTTTACAAGGACAATGGGCAGGGACGGCAGGGGTATCAATGCTATCAGCCCAACAAGCCCCTGAACGGTCCTCCCCCCAACAAGGGGAACTGCATACAAAAACTACCTGATGACAAGAAGCGGTATAAGGCGGCGCTGATGATACAGACCGGGGATTTCCGCGAACCGGAACGAGTTATCGGCCTCGTCTATGGGGATGACACAGCTATGTGGCACGCCTATATCTTCAAGACCTGCTGCGGCGCGGAATATTTTGAGGACAACGGGGAACTCGCTGGCGTTGTTATTCTGCCGAAGGAGGACGAGCAGTGAATCAGTATAACAGAAAACCAAGCGGTCAGTTGGAGGTATGTCCCCACTGCGGAAGAGACAGCGGGGAGCGCAAAATCGGTATTCATGTGCCGGAACGGTACTATGTGCGCTGCGCGAGTTGCGGTTTCACTCTGTCAGGGTGGAGCCAGAGCGCCGCTACGGCAAGCTGGAACAGGTGGAGCAAGAAGGTGAGGACATGAAAAGCAAATGTTGTGTTGGCTGCAAGTGGCACGAGGAGTGGACTTGGGCGTGCTTCAATGGGGATAGCCCCTATTGCGCCGATTTTGTAAACTGCGGGTGTCCGCTGTATGAGGAGAAAGAGAAGGAGGGCGAAGAATAATGGGACTTTGCGCTCGTGCGAAAGGGCTGACCGATGAGACTGGTTTTGACTGTGGGTATCTTACATACGGCACGTTTATCCTTGAACTGATAAAGGTTGCCTACGGCCAGCAGTGCCACAACATTTTCAAGAGGAATATGCTCCGCGGTGCGCCCTTCTCTGATGCAGAAGCAGAATACTGGAACGCGCACTGCAACGACGATCTGGACATCCTGATTTTTCATTCAGACTGCGGAGGCCAATTTACCCCGCAGGAGTGCCGCAAGGTATACAACGCCATGAAAGATCTGAAGTCCGATATGATGGGGCACAATTACCACGTAATGAAACCCTACAATATGTTTGAGCACTGGAAAGCAATATTCAAGCACTGCGCTGACCGCCGGGTAAACCTGTACTATTCGTGAGGAGCGATATAATCAATGACCAAAAGGGAACAAATAGTCTATAAAACAATGAGTGAGAACATTGCCCGTGCCGGCGAGTTCGGATTATGCCCCGGACCGTTTGTGGCCATGCGGGCAGAGTACCGACGTGTGGTGCGTCGTGAGCAGACACACTTCCTGTTAGAGTTCATGCTTCTGACGCTACTGATCTTCGCGCTGATTGCCCCGTGGAGAGCCAGCGCGGACACGCCGCACACTGTCCTGCGGGTGGAGTGGGGCGAAGATGTTGACAGCCATGGTACAATCGTAGAAGAGGATCCCGATGAGTCGGAACGCATACTGGAAGCCGTCAAGGCGAAAAGCAACGTGCTGGAGGACTGCATCATTACCGGCTACTGTGCAGACTGCGTTGAGAAGTACGCGCACATGAACCAGGACGAGTTCGGCCGGGTGTTGACCGCCAGCGGCCAGTGGGTATATCCCGGCTCCTGCGTGGCGACCGACCCGGACGTGATACCGACCGGCAGCACAGTTATCATCGGAGACAAGACATACATCGCCCTGGACGTGGGCGTAATAGGAAAACACGTTGACATACTGATGACCCATGAGGAGGCCGCCGTGGCGGGAGCCAGAAGGGAAACGGTGTGGTGGTGTGAGGAATGAGACACCATATATTATATAATGTATTTTTACGTTATTCGACAATGGACGTGACGTGTTGAGCAGGTTTGCAAGTATGCGATTTTACACACGAAAATGCACACGGATTTCAAAAGTGCTGTTGCACAGCGGGTTTATACGGAAAAGTGAGCGTTCGAATCCTTCTCCCGCTGCCAAATGAAGGGAAATCCCGCAGTCGTTGAGACTGCGGGATTTCTTGTTGTTTCAAGGGGCTTGCGCATTTTTGACATAAAACTTATCGGTTCGTTTGCTGCTTTTTTGGTGCGCTCTGGAACGGTGTTTTCCTGCGTTTTTACACACGGATTTACACACGAAAAGCGGACCTGGGGCGGTCACAAATTTTCTTTGTAAAAATTCTCCATCTCCCTGACGCGGGCATTTAAGTCGCGGGCGGCGAGGTGAGTATATATTTCGTGCATGACCTTGTAATCTGACCAGCCGCCAATACGCATACATTCCTCCTCCTTGAAGCCGAGACTGTAGGCCAGGGATGCGAAACTATGGCGTAGACCATGTACCCCCACCTTGGGAAGTCCGTTTGCTTCGCAGACATCGTTGATCTTGCGCCAGAGCCCGTTTGGCGGCTGGTACGACACACGCTTGCCCTTGGGGCCATTTTCATCCTTGAGGAGCTGGCGGAGACGTGGGATCATAAAGGGGACGACACGATTGGACTTTTGGGTTTTGGGTGTTATCTTCTCCACATACTCGTTCTTTTCGTTCTGCGCGATGACGGCATGAACACGGAAGGAGTCGGACTTAAAATCTATGTCGTCCCATTTGAGAGCCAGCAGCTCTCCGCGGCGCAGACTGTGGAGGGCGAAAAGCGCTTCCTTCTCGAAGGACTTGCCATCGATGGCTTTGCAGAATACGATGATCTGCTCCGGCGTGAGCCACTTATGCTCGGAAACAGGGAGCTTTGGAAGCGTTACTTTTGGAGCGGCAATGCCGTTTTCCTCTAAGACGGATTTAATAAACCCCCAGGCATTTTTCAGCGTTTTTGGGGCGCAGAGCGCGGCCTCCTCGTTTATATACGACTGCCAATCCACCGGCTCTCGTATGTTGACCCCTTGGCAAGACTTGAAGCGGTTTTTCTGATAGATGCGGTAGCCGCGGATAGTGTTGGGAGAGAGAAGGGTACGGCGTGTGATATAATTTTCAATGGCTTCAGAGAGCAGAAGCGGCTGGTCTTTGGCTTTTTTCTGCTGCTCCACAAAGCCGGCGCGGATGGCTTTGGCCTTTGCGATGCAGCGATCCTTGGTAGGTTCGGTGACAGACTGCTGCTCGGCACGGAGATATATGCGCCAGCTGCCGGATGGAAGCTGCTTCGGCTCCGGCACCTTGATAACGCCGTCCTTTTTGCGCTCCCGCACCTGCTTCTGGCCGCACCAAGGGCAGAACGTGGCGTTGTCGGGGACTTCGCGCTTACAGGACTTGCATTTCGTTGACATTTTGATATTTTCGTGTTACCCTACTGTTGTAGGCTCCTTTCTTTAAGACTCGTGATGGTGTTGGCGGGAATAGAGCTTATATGGAAAAGCCGTCCGATTGGGCGGCTTTTTCTTTTTTTAACAAAAAATCTCAAGAAACTTGTGATATGTGTGCATTGAAACCAGGAAACTTGTGATATATAATGTAGAACACAGTAGAACCTATGTTCTATTTTTGCTCGATTATATTTTTTTCAGCATCGCGCAGCGCACGGTATCCGACAAGGCTGCACACGACGATAGAAACAGGCGTAAGAAGGATAACAAGCCACGCAAACGCTGTAGGCCCGTCCTGGAGGACAAAGCCAGCACGGGGATTGCGGAAGTCGAAAAAAAGGTAAACAATTAAGAATAGGGAGAGGATCGCGGCAAAAATTGAGGAAAACACAGACCAGCGTTTGTAATGATCGCGCTGGCGGATAACGGCATCCAAGCGCTGGGTACAAAGACCGTTGACCTGCTTCAGGCGTACCACGTCGCCGGAGCTGACGGCGTTATCCAGTTCCAGCTCGTGGATGCGTTCCCGCATGGCGGAGGGGGCGGACGCAGGGGGCTGGATTTCAAACGTCTGATCGGCGGAGATGCCGACGGCTTTCATCACGGCTACAGCATCGTACAGCTTTGGATCGCGCTCACCGGACTGCATTTTGCAGACGGCGGAATAGCTGATGCCGGACAGTTCGGCCAGATCCTCGTTGGTGATGCCCTTGTCCATTCTGGCTTTACGGACAAGGGCAGGGAAGTCTTGAATATGCTGAGCAAGTTCCTGAATTTCTGACATGATTTTCCCCTTTCTATCGGTAACGGATACTATTTCATCCGCTGCGGATACTATTTCACCCATAAAAATCCATATTTGGGTGACAGTTTCCCCAATATGGATCGGCCTAAGAGCGCCAATTACCCAAATTGGGGAGCGATTCCCCAAAATGAGCGTAGACACCGGGGCACGCATAGAGTACGATTGAACCAAGCAAACGCCACAAAACGACATACGAGGGGGCAGAGAAATGAACGAGCAGGAAGCGAAGAAACTGGTCTCCACCCTGACGATGGAGGAAAAGGTCAGGCTTTACGAGCTGCTATCAGCGCTGCGGCAAAGCCCTGCACCTGCGCCAGTTCAGTAGGCGTAAGAGAACACAGCAACTTAACAAGGGCGGAATCGAGTTCGCTTTCCAGTTGGGAAGCGGGCTCTTTTTCTTTTTCATCGCCGTAAAGTTCGGTCAGCAAATAGGAGACGTCAATCTCCAGAACGCGCGCAATAGCGCGAAGAGTGTCCATTGATGGTTTGGTCTTTCCTTTTTTGTAAAGAGCCATTGCCGACGGAGTGATGCCGGCAGTTTCATAGAACTCGGCTTTTGTTAGCCCCTTGGCTTTGCATAATTGCCAAATCTTGTAAACGAACAGTTCACCATTCACAAAAGTATACCTCCAAAATTGTGCATTGCTACAAACATTGAAAAATGAAGTAGATCACTCTTGAAATTGAGTAAATATTGAGTTAATATAAAGACACGCAAAAGAAATCGAGCAGATATAGAGAGATACTTCACCAAAATCAAGCGGAATTTGCTAAGTTATTTGAACAGACAACCACATAATAAGGCGAATTTCAGGAAAAGTCAAGTATTTCTCAATTATTTTTGATGGGAGATGAGAGATTGAGTTATAAGGAGCAAAGAAAGAAAGCCGGATATTCGCAGAAAACGGTGGCAGATCTGCTGGGGATAAGCGTTTCAGCGGTGAGCCTTTATGAGACAGGCAAGTCTGATCCTTCGGTGGCAGTTCTGCACAAGCTGTCTGCGCTGTACCGCTGTACGCTGGATGAATTGATGAAGGGAGAGGGGAGAAAATGCCGAGAGTGAAGCCCTTGGGCGTGAACCCAACGGAGCAGAAGATCGTGGCGCTGCTGTACGGCGCGATGGAGACAGAGGGCGTGCAGAAGCAGGAGCTGGCCGCAGCATTGGGAATAACCCCCAAGACGCTGCGGCAGCGGAAGAAAGACCCGCTGGACTTCACGGTGCGGGAGCTTCAGAAAGCCTGCCGGGCACTGCACATCCCCATAGACGATCTGCGGTCGGCCATCACGCTATGAGCTGGCGGTGCAGAATATGCGGCGTGAGGTTTGACGCGCCGGTGATCCGGGAGAGGAAAGAGAACCTGGACGGGGAGAACGGCATAGAGTTACGCCGGGATATGTATTGCCCGGTGTGCGGAGAACCGTACATAGAGGAGGACAATGATGAGCAGGACCAGAAGTGAGCGCCGGCGTGAGCAGAAGTGGAAGGTACTGCTGGGCGTGAGCGCCTTTCTGGCGTGGGGCATCATCGGAGAAGTGGAGAACGGCGGCTCGCTGTGGCTGCTGCTTCTCGCAGGAGCCGCCCTGGTGGGCGTGTGGACAAGCTGTAAAGCCTTGGGGCTTTTCAAGTAACGACTGTCAATTACGAGGGTACAACGAGATGAAAGAACTTAGAGTAAGGCTGACGTTTACCACGCCGCTGATAGGGCATGAGGGGCAATCCACCTCCTTGAAAGATGTGCGCTATGGTTTTTCACTGAGGAATGACGGCACACCTATCATCCATGCCTACGAGATCAGAAAGTTTTTTGAGGAGGCCAACAAGCGCATCCGTCAGGAGGGGTTCTCCAAAGGGGCTGGAGCTTACTTCTGCATGGGTTTCGAACCGGGAGAGATCCCCATCGCCGTCGCTAAACCAGTGTATACCGAAGTGCGCTCTATGCGCCACATGACTCCGCTTTTTAAGCACGAATTTCCCGCAACGGTAGAGGTAATCCCCGCATGGTCAACGTGTGACTTTTCTATTCTCTGCTTCCGCGATGCCGACGTATTCACAGCGAGAAGATGTTTGGACCGTGGAGCGGACACCGGCCTTTTCCATCAATGGGGAAGTAATGGACAGTTCGTTTGGGAAGAGATTTACTGACGTAGAGATTTGAACGGAAAAACCGATTCAAATAAACAAACAAAAATTTTAATTTGGAGGAGTACATCAAAATGGCTAAGAAGAATGAGACAACGACCGTTATCGGCATCCGCCCCATCGACATCAAGAAAGTGCGTATCCGCATCGTGGGAGACTCCCCGCTGGTCATGCACGCATGGAGCGAAAAGGCCAAGCGCATGATGCTGGAAACTCAGATGGGCGTAAACAAGACCAAGAAGAAGGAACCCAAGAACCCTGTAGACGATTTTATCCGGTCTATGTACTGGTTGACGGAGATGCCCGAGGATGGCACGGAGGAAGCGTTTGCGGAGGCGGTGAAGGATGGCGCACGTTTCGGCATCCCTGTGACAGGCATTAAGCAGGGTGCGCTTTCCGCAGCCTATCGCCTGGGCTGGGTCAAGGATCGCATGGGGCTGAAGGGCGCTTTCTTCATCGACGCAGACGAAAACGGGCTGGTGGAGGTCCACGCCGATACACCCATCATGCGCGAGGATTTGGTGCGTGTGGGCATGGGCACCGCAGACCTGCGGTATCGCGGAGAGTTCCGCAACTGGCACTGTGACCTGACGATCTCCTACAACGCGGCTGGGCAGTTTTCCTTGGAGGATATTATCAACGCCATCAATGCGGGTGGTTATGTATGCGGACTGGGCGAGTGGCGCCCCGAGAAGGACGGCGATTTCGGCAGGTACCACGTTGAGGCAATCTGACTTACAGGAACTTCCCTTGGCTGGTATGGCGGGGCAAGTTTGGGCGAGTAACGGAGTGTTGAGGCGCGGCGCGGCAGGCATGGTTAGTCAACACAAGGCGCGTAGTGTTGAGGCATGGCAGGTAAGGTAAGGCGAGCAATGTCGAGGTAAGGATTGGCGTGGATTGGCGTGGATTGGCAGGCATGGTCTGGTTAGGCTTGGTATGGTATGGCACGGCGCGGTAAGGCAGGCAAGGTGAGGTTTGGCAAGGCCTGGTAAGTCATGGTACGGCAGGCATGGTGGGTCGTGGCACGCCAGGGACAGGTTCGGCGTTGTATGGCGGGCATGGCTGGGCGTGCATAGTAATGGCTCGGCAGGGCGTTGACTGGCAGGAATCTTAAGGAAGGAGATAGAAAATGGTTTATCAGTGGAAGATACCGACATTGTATTCCGTAGACGCACAGACTGCGGGAGAGGAATTGGAACGGATCTACAATGAGCGAGGCGAATTGTCACCGAAGAACGTGGTGGATGCCAGCAGAAGTGAACAGGCACCGCTCCATGTCTGCTTTGAGTGGGACAACGAGAAGGCGGCAGAAAAATGGCGGGAGGAACAGGCGTCCCGTATCATCTCCACCATCACCATCGTTGGAGAGAACGCAAATACCGCAGGACGTGAAGTGCGGGCGTTCATCCACGCGCAGGGCAGCTATCACCCGCTTGCGGTCGTCGTTTCGGACGTGGACAAGACCGCAGAAATGCTGAAAGACGCACTCAGAGAACTGGCCTCATTTCGGAAGAAATACGAGACATTGAGCCAGCTCGCGCCCCTCTTTGATGCAATGGACAGGCTGACAGCGTAAAGGGGGCGGGGAGAGAATATGGCGGGAATAAATCTTACGGCGGAGCAGGTATTCGCCATCAATATGGCGCTGTCGAAGGGGCAGCGGATAGAGATCATCCCTCTCAAGGATCGGATAAAGGTCGTCGCGGTGAAGCGGGACGAGCTGAAAACCAAATAGTGTACCCCGCCTAAGTCAGTTGGCGGGAAGGGCGGAGCGTCGTCGAGTGGTTCGGAAATTCCGAACAGCTTGGCGGCGCTCTTTTTATTTGCAGGAAGGAAGTGGAGAAAAACGGAACGGCTGCACTTTGAGAATAGGGAGGACTGGTTGGCAGGACGTATGCAGGGCATAGGCGCCAGCGAAGCCGCGGCAGTGGTGGGGATGTCCCCGTGGATGTCGAAATTGGAACTGTGGCGGCTGAAGGTGGGCGCGGAGAAAGCCAAGGATCTGAGCGGCAGCGCGGCGGTGAGCCGCGGCGTGCGGATGGAACCGGCACTGCGTGGGCTGTACACGGCCATACACCCGGGACGAACAGTGGACTACTACCCCTACGACATTCTGTACCAGAAAGAACGGCCCTTTATATTTGCCACGCTTGACGGAGAGGTCACTGACGAGCGAGGGCGGAAGGGCATTTTGGAGATAAAGACCAGCTCACCAAACGGCAAAGCGGGATGGGCGAAGTGGGACGGGCAGATACCCAGCCACTACTACTGCCAGCTCCTGCATCAAATGCTGGCGACCGGGTACGAGTTCGTAGACCTGATGGCAAGCCTGGAAAACATGGACGGCGATCTGAGCATACGCACCTATCACTTCGAGAGGGCGGAGCAGGAGACGGACATGGCGTGGCTGCTGGAAAAGGAAACGGACTTTTACCAAAACAATGTGCTCAACGGGGTACCCCCGGCGGCAATATTACGACTTTAAGTGAAAAACGAAAGGAGAAATGAAATGGCATTTCGAGTGACCGTTCTGGACATGGAAACGGGAGAAGAGCGCGTATTTGTGCGGAACGCCTGCGGCGTGATATGCGCGGCGGTGATGCCCAAGGAGGGCGAGGAGGACAAGTATGACGGCGTGGCCACCGCCAACGTAGCCGAAAACGTACCCATCGGCACGGCGGGACTGCTGGTGCGCCTGACGGAGAACGCCGTAAAGCTCGTTACCGAGAAGGACAGCCGCATCCGCAAGAAGATGGCGGAGGATGACGCGGTATGGGCTGCGGAACAGGCGGAGAAGGAAGCCACCGCAAAGAAGAAGTCCGCCCCCAAGAAGGGCGGCAAGCGCACGGCCAAGAAGGAGGGCAAGTGATGAAACTGAAACTGACGATGACAAACGCCGATACCGGCGAGGTGCTGCACGAGGAAACAGACCTGAACTTTGCCATGATGTGCTTCGGACGCAAGACAGAGGAGGGGATGGATTTCCAAGCTGTGACGCGGGGAGAAAATATGACCGCTGCGGACTTTGCACATTGCCTGGCCGGCGTTGACAATTCCGTGGAAAAGAACCTCCGCGACAACAAAGCCGTGTGTATGGCCTACACGCTGGTCAAGCTTGGCGTTCTGGGAAAGATCGTAGACGCGAGCGCAGAAGCGCGTCCCGGAGAGGGCACTGCCGATGCCAAGAAGGAGGGTGAGCAGGGATGATCGTAAAGGCGATGTATCACAAGCCGAAACTGAACGGCTACGGCGGACAGGCGTACACCTTCCTCACCGACCTTCCGCTGCACCCGGGCGACAAGGTGCTGGTACCCGGTGCCGAGGGCGCGGAGAAGAAGGCCATCATCACCGAGGTGGACCTGCCGGAGAGCGCCATTGACCCGGCGTGGGCGGACAGGGTGAAACACATCACCAAGTACGACGCGGAGGTGACGGCATGAGCATCGAAACTGCGTTGCAAACCCCTGTCAGAAAGTGGGTAAGACATTATGAACATGATTGAGTTCCGTATCACAAGTGATTTGCAGGAACTCCGCAAGCAGGCCATTGAGGCTAACTTCGAGGAAACAAAGGCGTGGCTGACGGAGAACCTGGAACCTCTGCGGACGATGGCGGTGACACCGGAGAGCACGGCGCAGGCGAAGCAATATCGCGCGACGGTGAGGAAGATCCGGGATCACATCGACGAGAGCCGCAAGATGGCAAAGGCGGCGGCACTGGAGGCGTACAGCAGCTTTGAGACCAAGTGCAAGGAGCTGACCGCCCTGTGCGAGGAAGCGGCCAACGCGCTGGACGTGCAGATCAAGGCGATGGAGGAGACGGCGGAGCAGGAGAAGAAAAATCGCCTTGCTGAATATTTCGCTCAGGTGGTGGGCGACATGGCGGAGTGGCTGACCTTTGACGACTGCTTTAATCCCAAGTGGCTGAACGCCACCTACGCCGAGAGCACGGCGCGGATGGATATAAACGCCGCTATAGACCGCTGCCGTGCCGATCTGAACGCCATTCGTGCGCTGCACAGCGAGTTTGAGACCACGCTGCTGGACGAGTACACCCGTACCCGGAACCTCAGCGCGGTGCTGGTGAAGAACGAGACACTGGGTCGCATGAAGGCCGCCGAGGAGGAGCGAAAGCGCAAGGAGGTGGAGGCCGCGGCAAAGTACGAGGCGGCGCAGCGGCAAAAGATGACACCGCTGAAGCCGGAGTGCATCGGCGAGTCTGACGAGTATGAGGTGATCGACATCGTAGGAACGGTGGAGCCCCAGCGGGCGCAGCCGGTCAATGACCTTGTGGACGAGGATGGACATGAGATGCCCGCCGCGCAGGAGCCGGAGTACAAGGTGGACTTCCGCGTATTCGGAACTGCGCGGCAGCTGGACGGGCTGAAAGCCTATATGCAGAAAAACGGCATCCGGTTTATGCCAGTGCCGCAGGAGTAAGGGAGGAGAAGGAACATGAAAACGCAGAATCAGACGGGCTTTACGCAGATGGCGCAGGCCAAGAAGCCCACATTCAGCATGGCGATCACGGCGCCCAACACCCAGCAGATGATCTTGCGCGCTCTCAAGAACGAGCGCATGGCGGCACGGTTTACCTCCACCTTGATTTCCGCCGTCAGCGCCAGTGAGCAGCTCAAGGCGTGCGACCCCGGCACCATAATCGCTGCCGGCCTGCGTGGCGAGGGCATGGGTCTGATTTACGGACACGGCTACTACATCGTGCCCTACGGCAGCGTGGCGACCTACCTGATGTCGTACAAGGGCTACATACAGCTGGCCATGTCCACAGGCTACTACGCGGACATCGACTGCGTGGAGGTGCGCGAGGGCGAACTGGAAGGGCGCTACCGCCGCACGGGCAAGCCGGCCATCAACCTGGCCAAGTACGACACAGACGAGGAGCGCGAGAGCCACAAGGTCATCGGCTACTACGCCTACTTCGAGCTGAAGGACGGAACGTTCCGCTACGAGTATTGGAGCATGGACAAACTGCTCAAGCACGCGGACCGCTACTCCCCGGCTTTCAAACTGGATAAGTATAACGCACTTATCAATGGCGAGCTGGATGCCAAGGAGCAGAGCAAACTGCTGAACGGTACGCCCTGGTACGACGTGAACGGCGGACAGGACAAGATGTGCCGCAAGACCATGATGCGCCAGCTGCTGAACAGCGGCTATGCCCCGCTTTCCAACGAGGTACGCAGTTACTTCAACGAGGACAGCGACGATACCGTGGTGGCCACGGGGGACGGCGCGGAGACCGATCCGGTCATCCCCACCACTGGCCATGTGGTAGAGGATGATGCCCCTGCCGCAGAGTCGGAAACAGCCGCCACCAGTCCCACAGCACCCTCTGAGAGCGCCGCAGAGCCGAAGAAGGGTAACGACACCGCCCCGTCCCGCAAACGCACACAGAGCCCCGCAGAGGGCAAGACGGAGGCGAAGGACTACTCCGCAGGGTTCTTCGGGGAGGGTGAGCAGTAATGCCTCTATTCGTTCGGAAGCGTCTGGACGGAGAGGGCCAGGCTGACGGAAGCCAGTACATGATCTGTACCGGCTCCGTCAGCCGGGATCCCCGGATAGGCGCGATACCCAAGAACAACCTGCCGAAGGTGGAGTTCGGCATGGGCTACGACAGCAAGCAGTTTATGAACGTGTGCGCCGTGGGTGACAACGCCGCCACGAAGCTTAGCGCGTGTCTGGAAAAGGGCGATGCAGTATGCGTGGTGGGCACATGGCGGCAGAAACCGTACACCACCAAGGACGGCGAGGCAAAGGTGTGGAGCGAGCTTCGCGCAGACCATGTGATCCCTTTGGGAGCGCTGGAAACGCTGCTGCAGGTGCCGGTGGAGGTATTCCTACGGCTGGCGGATCTGCTGCCGCAGTTGGAAAAACTGTGCACGGGAGAGACCCCCACCGGGAAGCCCAGCGGGACGCTGAACGCCGCGACCCAAAGCGCGGCGACACTGCACGAGATAGAGGATGACGAGCCGCTGCCCTGGGACCGGGACGGCGCGGACGAGGACTACGACCTGGGCATTTGAGGGAGGAGTGATTCACGTGGCGGAAGAAAAGCGATATTTCTGGCTGAAACTGTACGACGACTTCTTTACCTCGAAGCGCATCAAGAAACTGCGGAAGATAGCCGGTGGAGATACCTACGTCATCATCTACCTGAAAATGCAGCTTATGGCGATGAAGCACGGCGGCACCTTGAAATGGTCGGGGCTGGAGGAAAAATTCGCCGATGAACTGGCCTTAGACCTGGACGAGGATCCGGCAAATGTAGCGGTCACGCTGCAATATCTGCTCTCCTGCGGGCTAGCAGAGGCATCCAGTGACCTGACGGAGGTTTTCCTGCCCTACGCGGTGAAAAATGTGGGAAGCGAAGGCGCCGCGGCCCAGCGAATGCGGGACTATCGGGCACGGAAAAGCAAGGCTTTGCCTGCGCCGGAGCGTAACGATGTTACAACACCGTGCGAAATCGGTTACGGAGAGTCAGAGATAGAGTCAGAGTCAGAGATAGAATCAGAGATATATACAGGCTCTAAAGAGCCTGTGTGTCGGACAAGTGATGTCCGACGCATCGTGGCAGCGTGGAACGACACCGGATTGACACAGGTGATGAAGGTAACGGCGGAGACCAAGCGGGGACGGGCGCTGAAAGCCCGCATCCGGGAAAACGGCGTGGACGGTGTGCTGAAAGCCATTGAGAACGTGAAGAACAGCTCGTTCCTGAAGGGAAAGAATAAGCGGGGGTTCGTGGCCAGCTTCGACTGGCTCATTACCAGCCCGGACAACTTCCAGAAAACCTTGGAGGGGAACTACACGCAGGAGTTCATCCCTGAAAACGACGCTCCCACTGTTGACCACGCCAGCGAAGCCTATCAGATCGCGCAGTACCTGGCGCAGGAGAAGACCCGGGACAATCCAGGAAGGGCGCAGCCCACGGAGGCGGAAATGCAGAAGCAGGCCGTAGCGCTGAATGAACTGCACGAGCAGAACGGCGTGGCGTGGGACACGATAGACAACGTGCTGTACTTCGCACTGAACAGCCAGTGGTGGGGAAAGAAAGTGCAGAGCACCTATGACATGAAGCGGTATTTCAACGAGATATTTGCCGACATGGTGAAGGAGCAGGGCGCGGTGAAGGAGTGAAGAACACATGGAAATAGGCGTGATCGAGAAAGCGCCGGCGGCGGAGGTAGCGCTGTGGCAGCAGGACTATTCCGGGGACGCAGAACGGGCGGTGATCGGTTCAATGCTGATTGACGCGGCGTGCGTAAAGGACGTGCTGAACGCGGTGGAGGCTGACGACTTCTACATCAACACCAACCAGGAGGTATTCACCGCCATACGGCGGATGCACGTGGCTGCGAAGCCCATAGATGGATTGACCGTGGCCAGCGAATTGGAGCGGGAGGGTCTGTACAGCAGCGAAACGCGCAACTACCTGCTGCAGTGCATGGAGATCACCCCAACCAGCGCCAACGTACTGGAATATGCCGGGATTGTGCGGAAGAAGGCGGAGAAGCGCCGCTTCACCAAGGCGGTGATGGAGGCGCTGGCCACGGATGAGGACCCGCAGGCGGCGGTGGCGGCGATATGCCACCAGAAGATGCGATCACGCCGGGGCGGACGGCTGAAAACCATGTCGGACGCCATGAGCGAGGCCATGAGCAGCATCAGCGGCAAAAAGGAGGGGCGGATAGACACAGGTTTCCCGCTGCTGGACGCGACACTGAAAGGGCTGTGGCCGGGGCAGTTGATCCTTGTGGGCGCGAGACCGGGCTGCGGAAAGAGCGCCATGTGCATGGAGATGACTGAAGCCGCCGCCATGAAGGGCAAGACGGTGCTGCACATCACGGCGGAGATGCTGGCCGGAGAGGTGGGCGAGAGACTGTTGGCCAAGCGGGCGGACGGCGTGACGATGGACCAGCTCATTGACGGGATGCCGGAGGATGAGGACCTGTGGGCCAGCGTGGCGGAGGCGGCAAGCTGGGAGAGCCGGCTGCCGGTGTACTTCTATGACGGCCCGGATGTGACGGTGAGCCGCATACGGGAACTGGCACTGGGCATAGACGACCTGAAAATGATCGTGGTGGACTATCTGGGATTGATGATCGGCGAAAAGGACAAAAAAGCCGAGAACCGCAACCTGGAGCTGGGCGGCATAAGCCGGGAGCTGAAGCTGCTGGCGTCGGAGCTGGAGATACCTATTGTGGCGGCGGCGCAGCTGAGCCGCACGGTGAACGAAACGGACAAGCCAAAGCTGTCCTCCCTGCGAGACAGCGGCGAGCTGGAACAGAACGCGGTGAAGGTCATATTCCTATGGAAAACGGACCCGGGGGACGAGACACAAGTGGGATGCACGGTGGCAAAGAACCGAAGGGGCCGCACAGGGGACGTGAATTTTTATTTCGACGGGTCGAAGATGACCTTTACGGAACTGAGCTATCGGACAGACAACGATGAGCCGGCCGACAAATTCCACCAGCGGCCACGGAGGCGGAGGCTGGAAATGGGTACGGCGGAGGGGGAATGAAACGATGGGACTGACAATGGAGGACATAGGCCGATTCGGGCAGCAGGCTCAGGCGCAAATTTTGCAGAAGGTGCAGGAGGCGCAGGCGCAGATATTGCAAAAAGTACAGGCGCAGCAGGCGGCACAGAAAGCAGCACGGGAGACGGAAAAGGCCGCAAAGCCGAAAAAGGGCAACAAGCTCCACGCCGAGAAAGTGGACTTGACCATGCTGGACGGCACGCTGATGCACTTCGACAGCAAGCGGGAGGCGCGGCGGTACATGGACCTTTGGCTGATGCAGAGAGCCGGCGAAATATCCGGTCTGCGGACGCAGGTAAAGTACGAATTGATACCGAAGCAGGTACACAAGGACGGCACGAAGGAGAAAAGCATAGAGTACGTGGCCGACTTCGTATACGAGCAGGGCGGCGAGACGGTGGTGGAGGACAGCAAGGGCTTCCGCGACACCAGCAGCGCCGCATACAGACTATTTGTGATGAAAAGGAAGATGATGCTGTATTTCCACGGCATCACGGTGAGGGAGGTTTAGAACATCATGTACGCAATGCAGGGAACGATGAGCGTCGGCGCATTTATGCGGAGCCTGGGCAGCGCCAAGGCACCGTGGCTGACGGTGGATGCCGCGGCGGAGAGCCGGCGGCAGGAACATTGCGGAGAAACAGGACGATTTTTGAGCGGCGCGGTGGAGGACAGCCAGCATGAGCCGCAGGAGCGCATAGACCAGTGCATGAACTGCCCGTACCCCGAGTGCTGCGACTGCTGGGAGCAGGCGCGGGATCGGAAGCGCAAGCGGAAGCAGTCAGCTCGAGAACTGGCGGACAGCCTGCGCCTGCGCCGGTGCGGGGAAGTGTAAGGCCATGACGACGGTGTATATGATCGTGTCGCGGGATAAATACAGGCTTCCCCGCTGGTGGGGCACCACCACAGCGGAGCTGGCGCGGCTGTCCGGGAGATCCTACGCCAGCACACGAAGCGCGATATGCAAGGCGTACCGAAACGGCGGACGGTTCGGGTGCTATGAGGTGGTGCACATTTCGGAGGACGACGGGAATGGGTAAACAGCATTTGAGCAGGGACGACCGCATTTTTATGCGGGGCAAGCTGCAAGGCACACGGGAGAACATGGACATGGTGGCGATGGTGCTGATGGACAAATGCGGCTGGCACGTCTTAGAGGAGACATCGGACAGCCGGGACACGCAGAGCATCGCGTATCTGTACGAGTGCCTGGAGAAACTGGCGGAGGAAATAAACGAGGGCCGCATCGAGCGGAAGCACATCAAGGACGTGCTGAAGGACGAGTGCGGCGTTGTGTTTGGAGATTAGGAGGTGATTTAGGTGAAACATTTAGGCGATATTACGAAAATAAATGGGGAAGAGATTGAACCCGTTTGGTGTATTACAGGTGGTTCACCTTGTTAGACAGGATCTATCCATCGCCGGGAAACGCGCCGGTTTGGCGGGAGCGCGAAGCGGCCTGTTTATGGAGCAGGTACGCATCGTAAAAGAAATGAGGGAGGCGGACAAAAGGAATGGACGGACAGGTGACATGGTTAGACCTCGGTATCTCGTGTGGGAAAACGTGGTCGGAGCCTTTAGCAGCAACAAAGGAAAAGACTTCGCAGCCGTGCTCGAAGAGATCATCAAAATCGTCGAGCCGGAAGCCCCCGGTATTGAAGTGCCTGAAAAGGGTTGGCCTACCTGGGGAGGGTATCACGATGAAATGGGAGGACGATGGAGCGTGGTGTGGCGAACTCACGACGCGCAATACTGGGGAGTGCCCCAACGCCGTCGTCGTATCTCGGTTGTCGCAGATTTTGGAGGAGACACCGCATCCGAAATACAATTTGACGGCGAAAGCCTGCCAGGGGATATTACGGCGAGCGGAGCGTCGGGGGAAGGATTTGCCGAAACTGCTGAAGCAGGTGCTTCTTATGCAGTCCGCATCAGGGGGGGCTGTGACGGAGGAGGAAAAGGCGCGTTAGTGCAGACGGAGAAAAGCGGAACGCTGGGCACGGGGAACGATCAGACGATTTTCCAAAGCTGTATAACTCCGTGGGATTGCCAAAGTAAGCGTATTTTCGCCACAAGCGGCGAAGCTCCTACATTGCAAGGCGGCATTGGCGGAGGGGTAAATAATCCTGCGATATTCTGCATGGCCACACAGCAGGGCGGCGCGGAACTGCGGACAGACGACCGCGCGCCCACACTGACCGCAGCGGCGGGCATGAGCGGGAACAATCAGCCGGTGGTGGCTATCCCCATCAAAGACAAGGCTACAAGATGGCAGGGCGGCGGTGAAAGCCGCAACCACGATGGCAGCGGAAACGGCGGCATGACGCGGGACAGCGTATTGTGTGCCGGGTTTAAGGCCGGAAACGGCGCACAGGCGGGCGGCATCGGGTACGGTGAGGAAGTGTCGCCCACGCTGGCGGCGGCACCCAGCGGGACGAACCAAACCCCAGCGGTGATGGCTTTTGACACCACGCAGATCACCAGCAAGGAGAACGGAAGTCAGCCGGGATTTGGCAAAACGTGTCACACACTGAACGCGAACGTTCATGTGCCGTGCGTGGCACTGGACATGACACCCGCCTGTGACGTCATCCGCGAGTGCGGAGAGCAGGTCCCGGCGTTGCAGGCTCGAATGGGGACAGGCGGCAATCAAGTGCCGCTGACATACGGCATCGGCAACGGCCAAGCCAACGAAGCCGGCATTATGGCGGAGGAAGTCAGCCAAACGTTAAACACCATGCACGATGCTCAAGCAGTGATGTGTGAGGACGTGAGCCACGCGCTGCGGGCAAAGGCGAACTGCGCTTATCGGGAGGACGCGGAGACCTATATTTGCAGTGCGGTAGATTGTCGGAATGGACAAGAAAGCGATGTTGGAGGGGCGCTGCAAGCGCGGACAGGTCATACGCTAAACGCAAACGGCGTAGTACGCTCGAATATGGTAGTGCGCCGCCTTACGCCGCTGGAATGTACCCGCTTGCAGGGATACCCGGACGGCTGGGTGGACATTGGCGACTGGACGGATGAGAAGGGCAAGAAACACAAGGACGCGGACAGCCCGAAGTACAAGGCGCTGGGCAACTCCATCGCCCTGCCCTTCTGGGACTGGATGCTGCGGCGCATGGCGCGGTATCTGCCGGAGGGCGCGACGCTGGGGAGCTTGTTCGACGGCATCGCAGGTTTCCCGCTGATCTGGGAGCGCATACACGGCAGAGGTACGGCGCGGTGGGCAAGCGAGATCGAGCCGTTCCCCATCGCGGTGACGAAGAAATGGTTTGGGGAGGAATGACATGACAAAAGATGAGATCGTGACCGCGCTGCGGTGCTGTGATGGTGGAGAATATGACGAATGCAACAAGTGCCCGCTACGTGATGGAATCAACTGCCGCAACCTGTTAGACCTCGCCGCCGCTGACCTGATCGAGAACCAGCAGCGGCACATCGAGGCACTGATGAAAGCCAACGACAGCCTGAAGGACGCCATTGCACGGCGGGATAAGCAGATAGAGGACATGAAGCAGGGCATGGCACAGCTGGCAAAGGCTGTGGCGGTGAAGGAGGAGCAGGACAATGGTTAAGCAGTTTTGTGATATTTGCGGAGAAGAGATTGAAAGCCCAAATGAAGGAAGCATGTTTAAGCTCAAAAAGCGCGAATACAGTTTCACCGAGAGTTGGTGGGAAAGGCTGAACGTCCACAACTGGTGCTGGGCGTGCCTTTGCCAGAAGATCAAGGAGGCGCGGGATGGGCAGACTGACTAAATACACTGCGGAGTTGAGAAAAAGACTAATTGATCTGCGTGACGAATTAGAAACTGCTTACAACAGCATTTCGCAGCTGGATGCTTCCAACAGTAGTTTGATGGACACAAACGAGAAGCTGGCGGCAGACCGGAAAGCTCTTATCAACGAGCTATGCCAATACTGTGGGAAGTACAAACAAGCACACGAGGGCGCCTGTGACGGGTGCAAATGGAGGGAGAAGTAAATGGATGCTGTGAAGTTTATCAAAGAACGCGACCGAATGTGCCGCTTTTACCACCATGCCGGGGACTGCTATGAATGCCGACGTAAGTTCTGGGGGAAGGTGGTGCAGTAGTGGGCTGGTTATATGCCTTGCTCGGCGTGTACTGTATTGCGCTGCTTATTACCGCCATACACACGATGTATAAGAAGCGGAGCTGCACTGTCTTTGCAGTTTTTGTCGCGGTTTACGTAGCGGCAATAATTGCCATTGTGGTATCAGAGATATGCGGATGAGGAGGTGGAGTGATGGAAAATTTGTTGCAAAACATTGCCAGCGGGCTGTGGATCGTGATAGGCATTCAGGTCCTTGTCTGGCTGAAGCATTGGAATAAGAAGTTCAGTGAGTTGTATGACGAACTGAAGCATGAAACGGGAGGAGTTCATGGACGATGGGTGCCGTTCCATAGTGAGGTCGCGGGAGATATTCAGTATTGCTCCGCCTGTGAGATAGGGTTCGCGGCCAAGACGGACTACTGCCCACACTGTGGCGCAAAGATGGATGGTTCGGCATGAAGATATACAAAAATCCGTGGGTGACGCGGGAAAGCTACTTCGTAAAAACCGGCGCGGCAAGATCGGCAAAAATGGAAGCGGCGAAAAGCACTGGCTATTCCGTTGACTTCTGGGACGGCAAATGGAAGGTACGCAAGGAAACGTACTATAACAGATCTTTGGATGAGATGCCTGTGGTGTGCGAGAACAAAGTGAGCATACAGGCGGTCATCGAAAAGGCTGTATTGGACGCGGTGCGTGGCTTTGCTGGGGGCGGAAAGTCGGATGGAGAGGAAACGCCGCAGGCGGGGTGGCTTCCGGTATACGAGAGCGAGATAACCGGGTGGGACCCCGCGCTTGCAGGGCGCGATCCAATCGGCGGCTACGCTTGCTCGAAGTGCGGTTATGAGGCGGTGTATAGCTGCAACGATGAATACGTTTTGTCGGATTATTGCCCCGGATGTGGGGCACGAATGGCCGGAGGGGCGGAGTGATGGGAGAGCACAAGCACAACCCCACGGCCACCGCCGCGAAGAACGGCGAACTGCCGCCGAAAAAGAAGCCGATGGGCACGGCGGAGAGCCGGGAATGGGTGTATACATGGATACGAGAGCACACGCTGCTGCCCATCATGGGACGGGAGATAAGGAGGAACTGCAATGGCTGAATATATTAAAAGAACGGCAGTGTTTGAACAGTTCGACAATGCAGATGCGGATGTGTGCGAAATAGATGACTTCGGCGGAGTTGACTATGGGTTTGGCATGAAGAACATCAAGGAACTCATAAATGCCATCCCTGCAGCCGATGTGGCAGAGGTGGTGCGCTGCAAGGACTGTATACATTGCGGTTTCTGCGGCGACGCTACCAACCTTCAAGTGATGGGCTTTTACGGCTTTTGCAGCAGAGGTGAGAGAAAAGAAAGAAAGGACGGAGGTGACAACGATGCGGCTGATTGACGCGGACGCACTGGAAAACCAGTTTGGATTGTCCGACGCAGACCTCCTTGCCTTGGACGAAATTCGACGCGCCCCCATCGTAGACGCAGAGGTCGTGGTGCGCTGCAAGGACTGCAAGCACTATCGCAACTACCCAAACGGCTTGTGTTACATACATACGGAACCAAAGACAAATGCCCGCGGACATTCCGGCAATGCGGTATGTGTAGAGCCGGACGACTTCTGCTCCTACGGCGAGAGAAAAGAGGGTGCGGAGTAATGTTCTGCTGGATATTCACCCGTGCTTCACAAATGGAGGACCACGAATTTACAGACGATGTAGCATACTGCTTCTGCTGGACAAAGAAACAGGCCATTAAGAGGTTCGGCCTGCTGTATGACGATGTAAAGCCATTCGAGGTTGACAAGGTGGTGTTTGACCCATTCAGGCGGCTGCCGGTCGTGGTCACGGATTATTGAGGAGGTACGGAGCGATGGCAGAGATCACGCTGAAATACGTAAAGGGATATGAGATATGCTGCCCGCTGTGCGGAACACCGGAGAGCCAAAGCCCGGGACGATGCCCGGACGCGCAGAAGCCGGGGGAGAGCTGGATAACGTGCAGCAAGTGCGGCACGTCGTACAAACCGCCGGTGTGGCACGCAGCGGGAGGGGGAAGCAACTGGAAGAATTGGAAGAAGGAGAACGCCGAAAATGGATGAGATAAAACGTGCCAAATGGGTATTCACCAAAAAGCACCTATGGTATAGGGACAGTCACGGCGAGATAGATGAGTGGAGGCTGGACTATGGGTTCCACAACGGACCGGAGTGCCAGATATGCGGGGAGGCATTCTGTGAACACTGTCACAAGGACTGGGCGGACAAGGAGTGCAGCATAGGGCACTACGAGTGCTCGGCGTGCAGCGAAGTGTCCAGAGATGGGCACGAGAGGTTCTGCCCCGGCTGCGGGGCGCGGATGGACGGAGAGGAGACACCACACATGATGGCATTTGACCCCGCAAGGTGGGGAGACACGGAGCTGGAGAGGTGGAACGGCGTGGTGACGGCCATGCGGGTGAAGATGCACCAGTATATGGGCTGCGCGGGAACGACGCGGTGCCCGGAGGAGTGCCGGTATAAGCACCTGTGCGCGTGGACGAGGGACGTGCAGATCATGTGCGGAAAGGAGCTGAACAGACGACGTGGAGAACGGAAATAACCATGCGCCGGTGGCGAAACTGTACGCGCCGTTTGAACTGCTGAAAAGCTTTCTTCCATCGCGGGAGAGCGTGGCACTGGAGAAACTGGCGGAATATGAACGCTTTGCGGGCAGCAAGGACGCACTGGGAAGCGAGTACGAGGAGTTCCTGAAAAAAGTGTACGGCTGCAGCCATGAGTGGGGCGAAACGGTGCAGGAGGACGCATGGCTCGATCTGCGGAAACGGAAGTGCCGGAAGTGCGGCATCATACACTGCCAGATACGGGACGAAGAACTGGTGCTGGCGGAATACTACGAAGAGAAACCGGAAAAGGAGAGATAACACATGAAAACCATCAGCAAATATGAGGCATACGCCATAAAGGCGCTGCGGACGATGGGCGTGAGGGAGGATCTGGCAGGCTTCGACTACACGGTGGAGGCGGTACGGCTGGTGCTGGATGGCGCCGTGGAAAGACCGATACAGTGGACGAAGAAGGGCGGCGTGTACGAAAAGGTGGCGGAGAAGTTCGGCATGAGCGACTGGCGCGGCGTGGAGAGGTGCATACGCTACACCATAGATATGCTGAAAAAAGAGGGTGACTCAAGGAACTACCGGAAGGTGCTGGACGTGGCCGCGGACAGCAGCATGAACGTGGGCGCATACACCAGCGCGGTGGCCAACTATGTAAGGCTGCAAGCCTATGAGGAGAGCCGGATGGTGGACCTGTCCCCGGCCATAGGGTACGCGCAGAAGGGCATGGCGCAGGTGCTGGTGACGGGCCGCGACCTGGACGTTCAGCTGTTGACGCCCGAGGCGGACGTGGGTGTGATCGCACCGGAGGAAAAAGCGGAGATGATGTCGCTGAAACCGGAGAACATAGCGGACGATGGGGCGGCGGTGTGCAAGGAGACAGGGGCATTTATCGTGCCGGAGGGCTGGAAGGAGGGCAGCATTGAACTGGACTGAAAGGCTAAGGCGGAAGCTGATACATCTGCTGGGCGGCGTGGTCACGGACGAGGTGTGCCCCCAGCCCGTGGCCGCGGCGGAAAGCTACACGATGGAGGAACTGACGTGCCGATATTGGAAATTCGGAAGAGGGCAAGAGGATGAGCGCTTCAAATGGGACAACCTTGCAATCATAGCTTGCGAGGCGGACAAGGCAGGGCTGGTGGAGTGGAAAGAAGTGCCACGAGAGGAGGAACCGGCGCTGTATAAAGCGGTGGAGGGGATACCGGGCGTGGAGGATGCGACGCTGATGCGCGGGACACTGCGGGTGCTACGAAAGGCGGGAAGATGAGCGCATGAAAGACGAGAAAAAGAAATACCGCCGGTGGGCGGTGGTGTACATACTGCTGGCGCTGCTGCTGGCGGCAGTGCTGGCGCTGCTGATGGCGGCGGGTGTATATAAAACGCTTGTGGGCGTATTGTGCATGGTGGTGGTGGCAGCGGATATGGCGTTTCTGGTTGCTGGCAGCGCGTACCTGTGGAGAGAGGGGTGGCGGGAGGAGTGAACATAGGGAGAAAGGCATCGCCGCCGCAGGGACCATACCGCCCAAAGGGCGGGTGCGACCTGTACATACCCATGAAAAACGAGTGCGCGGGACTGCGGGAGCTGGTGTGCAGCGCAAAAGGGAATTGCCCGTTCTTCAAGACAAAGGAAAGGGCGCTGGCGGACAGGATCAAGAGCATACAGCGGCGCAAGCGAATGGGCGTTCCCATATCGAATACGGAGGCGCAGATGCTGCTGGAGGCGGTAAAACTGCCGGACGCGAAGGAGCAGTGAGATGGCGGCAAACGAATTATTCCCTAAAAGACTGCGGGAACTGCGGGAAAGACGGCAGATCAAGCGCCGGGTGCTGGCGGAGCTGTGCGGACTGAGCCAGCACATGATACGACGGTATGAGGAGGGGGAGATGGAGCCGAAAGCCTCATCGCTGGAGGTGCTGGCGGACTATTTTGAGGTGACGGTGGACTATCTTTTAGGCCGCGAATAAAAAAATTGGAAAGGGACTTAAAAGTCCCTCACATGACGGAAAACCTGCGAAAATGGTACACGAGAGAGTGGATAATTCTATTTTGTACCATTTTTACTATCCGAAAGGAGCGCAGGATGGCCGAACTTTTACCTATGGACGCGGAAAAGCAGCAGGCGTATTACGACCAGCTTAATGATGCGGTGGGGGAGAGTTTGGCTTATTTTTATGCCTGCATACGCTTCAACAAGCCCTTTGACATGAACGCGCTGCCGGCAAGCGGGAGCAAAAACAAGTGGACGACCTACTGCGATAAGCTGGCAAAGAAAAAGCTGGACCGGACGCCGGGAGGCGGAGAGCTGGGCTTTCTCGACGGGCTGACGGACATCACCAAGATATTCGGAGAGGGGCTGGAGAACGGCAACTTCACCAAGGCGGTGAGCGCGGAGAAAAGCGCACGGGATGGCAGGCAGGGCACCAAGCGGCAGGCCGCAGACTGGGGCGAGGGCACGGGGAAAGTGCCATACACCAGCGAGGACTACAACGAGTTTGACCGGATCTATAACGCGCTGTGCGCTGACTTCGGCGGAGAGCAGGCGGTGAGCGCCAAGCAGCAGTTGATCCTGCGGAACGTGGCAAAGTGGACGAAGCAGATGAATGACGCTGCGGAGATGGGCGCCATAGACAAGGCCAAGAAGCTATCCAGCATGATACAGGAGAACCTGGCATCGGAAAACTTGCGGAAGAAGGACACGAAACCGGTGGAGGACCTGCGGCTGGACAACATGGTAGTGGCGCTGGAGCGGGCAGGACTGCTGAAAAACGGGAAGCCCTGCGAACCGGACGAGGCGTTCCGTATATTTTTCGGCCGGCCGTGCAAATACCCCTATACGCGGGATGCTGCCGACCAGATGATACTGATAAACGAAAACCGGATGCGGCAGAACGACGGACTGCCGGAGCTGGCAGAACTGCCGGACGAGATGCGGTTGGAGGACAATTTAGGCGAGTTTGCAGAGAAACCCAACGAGGCGGAGAAGGAAGCCTACGAAAAGCTGGGGCTGGTGCGGATGCGCCCGGTGAAAAAGAAGAAAAAGCCGGGTAAGCCGAAAGCGGACGCAGAGGATGTGAACACCGATGGCGAGGCGAACGGGTAAAGCGTATGTGGCCGGTCTTGGCTGGGTGACAAAAAAGCCCACGCAGGAGCGCAGCTACGAAAACTATGAGGATGCCTTTTGGGCATTTTTGGTATGGGTGTGCCGATTCTACCCGGATAAGGCGCTGGACGTATTCAGGAGCCCGACGGCGGACTTTGCAAACGAGGAACTGCTGCAGCGGGTGATGGTGCGGGTATACGCCCGCAAGGCTTCTGTTTCCTTCACTGGAACGCGAGGCGTAACAAAAACCAGCACGAAGTTCAAATATGCGGAGCTGAACGGGCTGGTGTGGCCCGGTGTGCAGAGTGCCTACTATGGTCCGTCATACCGCCAAATGGCAACCATAGGCAGCAAGACATACCGGCAGACGGAGCACGACTACCCGGCACTGGCGAAGCAGTGGCGGGTGACGGCGGAGAGTAAGGATGACTTCAAGATAGAGACCGACTGCGGGAGCGCCTTTTACATATCCGCCATGCGCGGTGACAACATTCACGACGTGACGGCGGAGGAGTACGCACAGGAAGAAAATCCGGCGTTCGACTTCGCGGAATACACGACGGTGGTGCTGCCGGCTGTGCGACTGACGCATAATGTAAACGGTAAGCCGGACCCCAACTATATCCCCTACAAGGATCACGCCATTACCAGTGCGGGGCGGAAGCAGAACCATGCTTACGATACGCGGTGCGAGAACATGAAGGCCATGCTGGCAGGCGAGAGCGCCTATGCCTATGACATATCGTGGGAGTGCGTGGTACTGCAGCAGATGCGGCCCTATTCCTGGGCGCAGAAACTGCGGACAAAGCTGACGCCGGAGCGGTGGATGCGCGAAATGGAATCGCGCTACACCGGGGCGGACAGCAATCCTATCGTGCGGGACGAGGTGCTGACAGAGTGCCGCAAACTGATGATCGCGGAGAACCGGCACTGCGCCTACGACATAGGCAACAAACTGAAGCCGGAGGACGTGATCTACATCGTGGGGTACGACGTATCCTACGCCGACGACAAGAAAAACGCAAAATGCGCCTGCGTGGTGCTGAAATGCACACGTCAAACGGACTGGCTGAAGCGGGACCGCTACCTGAAGCAGGTGGTGTATGTGGACGTTTGGAACCCACCGGTAAAGAGCATGATGCAGGCGCAGCGGATCAAGGACGTGTGGAGCCGCTTCTGCTGCGACGGAGGGGCCGCGACATACCTGGCAATAGACGCATGGCAGTACGGCACCAGCGTGGTGGAGAACCTGATGATGGACCTTGGTGACGGCCTTGCGCCGCTGTGCGTAAGGAACCACGCAAGCTTCACCGAGCTGGAGCAGGAGAACGCCGTGCCGTGCCTGTATCCCATCAAGGCGGGCGGCGCGGGCGTGACGGATCCGGACGCGGAGATGGTGCGGTATGCGGAACTTCAATTCGAGAACCGGAATGTGGAGCTGCTGTGCTCTAACGTGAACGAGGGCGTGGAAAACTACAAAAAGTACCACCGGATCAAGGACGACAGCATGGATGCCATGCTGGCAGACCCCTACATAAAGACCCGGGAGCTGGTGGGGCAGATACAGAACCTGAAAAAGGTGGCCAGCGGCACGACCCAAAAGGAAGAACGGATAAGCAAGCACATACAGCGCGATATATGGTCGGCACTGAAATATGCGCTGCGGGTGGCGCAGATACTGGAGCGCGAGGAGCTGGCGCAGGCGGTGCGGCATAAGAGCGACTGGGATGCGGAGCTGGCAAAATACAAAAACCGCGCCGCGGCACCGCACAGAGCGGCGGCAGCCGGCACGGGAGGCCGCACGGTGACGGCGCGGCGCGGCGGGAGGATATGCTGAAATGGCGGCAAGGAAGTACAGACTGTACGCGGCGCGGGTGACAGGCGAAACGGTGGCGCTGGCGGAAAAGGAGCGCTTTGTACGGATAACGGCGGGGTATATGCTGCTGTACCGCACTACGGCGCCGAAAAAAATGCAGACGGTGGAGATCAAGGGCGCGGACTTGAAGCGCCTGACGGAGCGAGACCGGCTGTGGCTGGCGGACTGCATCGCGGCGGCGCTGGCTGACAGGGTGAAAAAGAACAGGGCTGACACGCAGAAGCGGCTGAACGAGCTGCTGGATGCGTGGGAGAGGGAGCTGGAAAAAGAGCGCTCCCGCATAGACGAGGAGGCGGCGCATGGAGCAGGAGAAGCGGAGGAATCTGACAAGTGAATTGCAGAGCGTAGCCTGCGGCACCTACCCGGAGATATTTCAGCGGTTCAACGCGCTGGCGGAGCAGTACGGCAATATGCCGGCAGGGGCGCTGGCCAGCGCCTTCAGCCGGGTGAGCATGAGCCAGTCGGCACGGGTGAACCCCTACATACAGAACCGAAGGGTGCAGGCCATTTCCTCGCTGCCGGAGGACTATACCAAGAATACGGTGGCAGAGATGCTGACCGCCCCGCTGGGCAACGAGCAGGGGCTGCGGCAGGTGGAGCACGGGCTGGAATTTACGGCCTATCCGCTTTTCCACACCCGGAAGATGTACCAGGATCTGCTGACGTATCACAGCTACATCGCCCCGGAGTTCACCGATAAGGACACGGCGAAGAACGACGAGTTCTGGCGGGAGTGGAAGCTGCTGGAGAAGCTGCGGCGCAAGCTGGACGTAAAGACCACGGCCCACAAGCTGGCGGGGCAGGCGGTGCAGGAGGGCAAGGTATTCTACTACCCCCGCGTGAGCGTGGACAAGCCCCACAACAAGGTGAACTACGCTTTTATGCAGCAGCTGCCCAGCGACTGGATAAAGATCGTGGGGTTCAACAGCGTGTCGAAGTACACCGTAGCCTTTAACATGATGTACTTTCTGAAGCCGGGATGTGAGCCGGCACAGTTCGGGGATCTGTTTAAGCCATACTGGGGCATATTCACCCAGGTGGCGGCGAGACCGCCCAAGGGCGCGGGCACCCGGTATGTATACGCGGCGAAGAACACCATCAATATGAACCGCTTTACCGAGCTGAAAACGGCAGCGGAGCAGGGCGGCGGCTTGCTGCCGGGAGACCCGGACGTATACTACCAGAACGGGAAGTGGTGCTACTGGGTGACGCTGCCGGTGGACACCGTATACCCCTTTGAGATAGACGACGCGCAGACGGCGGTTGTATCGCCTCTGACGGGACTTTTCCTGTCGTTTATCCAGATCGCGCAGTATGAGCAGATACAGCTGGAACTGGTACAGAACCCGCTGATCTCTCTGCTGACGGGCGAGATCGAATACGACGACAACAGCACGAGGCAGCAGTCGGACAGCTACAAGCTGAGCAACGCAGGGTGGGAGCTTTTCCGCACGCGGTTTTACAACGAACTGGCGGAGAACAACACCAGCGGCATAGGCTGGTACGCCGCGCCGCTGAAGAACATGGAGCTGCACCAGCTGGCCGAGGCGCCCAGCGCCACGAAGATAAGCTCCGCGGGGTACGGCTACACCATGGCGAAGGCGGGATTGAGCGCACTGATACCCACCAGCGACGAGCCGCGGGCGGGCGTGGCGAATATCAGCTTGCAGATAGAGAGCAAGTTTGCCGAGCAGATATACCGGTGCTATGAGCGCATGATGCAGGGCATCATGGACGGGCTGAACCTGAAGTATTCATGGAGATTCGCCATGTTTGGCAACATCGCGGAGGACGAAAAGACCTTTGAAAACGCCAGACAGGGCATGACGCTGGGCATACTGCCCCAGACCATGCTTTACATGGCGATGCTGGACATGAGCGTGATGGACGACATGGCCATCAGCCGTGCGGTGAAAGAAAGCGGCATTATGGACCTGCGGCTGCCCCTTGTGACCAGCTACAACGCCAAGCAGAGCGAAAGCGGACTGCCGCCGCAGGCGGCCCACGACATGAACCCCGGAGGGAGACCGGCATCGGAAGGAGCGCCGGGAACTGAGGGACAGGAAGCGTCAGAGGATGCGGGAGGCTGAGAAGAAATGGGCATGACGGCAATACTGACGGCGGACGACCTGCACGAGATCAACCGGGAGCTGGCCCGGGGGAACGACGTGGAGATACGCCGGACGGCTGAGGGACTGGCCATAAAGGCTCACACCGTACACACGGTGAAGAAAAAGAAAGGCACGGCACTGCCGATGCCGACAGACCGATAGGGCGGCGAGGGCCCCTGCGACAGTGGGGAACGAAAACAGAGAATGCGGCTGCTGTGACCGAAGGCTTGCGCGGATGCGCGGGGTATTGAGGTAGGCGCAATGGCCGTGAAAAGTGGATAACCGCGGCAAAGGGGCTGCGGGGAAAGCCGAATGGGGCTGCGCCGGTGGAGAACACCGGCTGCGGCCCCATTTTTATTTTGCGGAGAGAGGGAGTGATGACATGAGAGCACAGGAATACGCCAGCTGGGATAACCCGCGGTTCGCACCTATGCGGGAGCCGATGCGCCGGGTGATGGAAGCATACGGCAATGCGGAAAAGTGGTTTGCGGACATCAAGGACCGGGTGCTGTGCGACATGGGTATGCCGTTTCTGTCGGATGCGATACACAAGCTGGAGCACAAGCAGCCTGAGCGGATAGACGAGTTCGCGGAGATACCCCACGACTACCACCTGCGGCTGATGTACCCGGGTACGCCGGAGCTGGACGAGGACTTTGACAACGACCTGGACCGGGTATTCGAAGTGTGCGTGGCCATTGTGGACGGTGTAAACGAGGCACTGGGCGGATTTATCCGCGCCACGGCGGATGGGGAGTTCAACGCGCTTTCCCTGAAGGCGGAGGAGCTGCAGATCGCCAACACCGACGACAGGCGCAAGCTGCTGGATGCCTGGACCATGTGGGATCAGGGCGGTATGAGCCGCGCCACCTTTGACAGCTGGTGCAGAAAACTGTTTGAAGGCGGTGAGGACGAATGAGCACGCTGAAAACCAAGGCGCTGCCCAAGAAGGTGAGCGCCAGCGGCACGCTGAAGGTGATGCAGAAGCTCAACGAATACGAGTTCGGCGTGGAGCTGTGGGTCCTGCGCGAGGGTGAAAACCGGAACAAGTGGGACTACCGCAACCTGCGGGACTACTACAAGACCTTCATCGGGCAGCCCATTCTGATCGCTTATGTGGGGCAGCAGGTGGGGGACGGACACAACATGAGCAAGCGCCGGGATCCCAAGACCGGGGAGGAGTACCAATCCTTCATGGAGGGGACGGCCGAGCGCATCGTGGGAACGCTGTCCGATGACGAAAAGGACTTTACCCTTGTGGAGAGGGGCGGTCATACATGGCTCAGAGCGAAGGGACGGCTATTTGCTTTTTACGCCCCGGAGCTGACGCGGAAGATCGTGGAACAGGGCACGATGGACGTTTCCGCCGAGACAATGGTGTCGGAGAGCCACAAAGAGGGCGATGTGGACGTGTTTACCAAATGGTCGGGCATAGGCGTGACCATTCTGGGCGACAGGGTAAACCCGGCGATACCGGGTGCGAGCATCGCAAAGCTGGCGGCCATGCAGGAGGAATTTAAGGAATTGAAGCTGCGGGCCGCGTCGCTGCAAACAGCCGCAGAGGGCAGCGACGGCAAGGAACCCGACAAAAACACAAAAAAAGGAGTGAAAAGCAACATGAACAAGAGAGCGATGGAGCAGATGCAGACCAAGTTCCCCAACCACAAGGTGCTCTCCATGAGCGAGGACGGGCTGAACGTGGCACTGCTGGACGCTTCCGGCAATCTTTTCGGCTACACCTTTAACGCTGACGACAACGGAGAGGTGATCGCCAGAAAGATCATGCCCTGCGCAGCGCACATCGTGCTGAGCGTGGGCGAGGTGGAGCTGAACGCCGATGTGGCGGACGTGGTGGACTACACCGTGGCCTCCGTGAAGGAGACCGACGGCGATGTGAAGAGCCTGAACGCCAGGCTGGAAGCCGCCAATGAGCAGATCAGCGCCATGCAGGAGGCGGAGAGCAAGCGCCGGCTGAGCGCCTGCAAGGCTTCCGCCAAGGCAACGCTGGACGCCTTCAACGCCAACCGCGAGGAAAAGGTGGCAGAGGACGCCATCAAGGCGGTAAATGAGAACATCGAGGCCGGACTGTACGCCAACAGCTGCGACAAGGACGGTGCGTGGCTGGGCGAGAAGCTGGTGCGCGAGGCGGTGCTGGCCGTGTGCGGCGAGGCCGTGATGGAGAGCGACAAACGCAGCGCACAGAAGCGCAAGACCACCTATGCCTGGGAGCACATCGCCGGCAACAGCGGCGAGGGAAGCGAGGGTGTGGACGCTCTGCTGGACAAGTGGGGCATCGACACCGGCAAGTAAAACGAAAAGGAGAGTGAACAAACATGGCATACATTGAGAAAACCGCGTTTGAGCCGCGGATCACCAACAACGAGTACAACGAACTGTGCAACATCACGGGACGCTATCAGGTGTCCGATGCGGATGCGGACTGCTCCGCGGGTCTGCTGGTGGTGCGCGGCGAGCAGCTGCCCTGTGCGGGCTTCAAGGGCGTTAAGAACGAGAACGCCTTTTACATGAACGCTGCGGGCGCTGCCGCCAACGCCGACACCGGCGTGTACGCCTGCAACACCTACGAGTGGCCCATGCTGGGCGGACGCAACGGCAACAACTACGCCGTGGGCACCGCCACGCTGGGGCTGGGCGTTCCTGCGGGCCGGGACGGCACCTTCACCGAGATCGTGTTTGACGGCAAGCACGCCTACCGCTTCGGCGAGGGCAACCTGAGCACCGCCATCGGCGAGAACACCATCTTCACCATCGCCAACGGTCTGCTGGTGCCCGCCGCTGCCGCCCCCACTGCTACCGGCGCCATTTACTTCAAACTGAAGGGCACCGGCAACTTCACCGAGGGTGCCGGGCAGAGCTTCGTGTACTACGACGTGTGGGCCTGCAAGGTCAGCACCGTGACCGCGTGACAAGAGAGGAGAGTGAGTAAGAAATGGCAAAGCTGAACCTGAACAGCGTTTCCAATGAGGTTTTCGCCATCAACGGAAACGACCAGCGCGAGGACATCGTGGCCAAGGGCCGCGTGCTGTTTTATGAACACGCCCTGAAGGGCAAGATGGCCGTTCTGAGCGCCAAAGGACAGAACACCACCGTGCAGCGCACTATGAACGACCGGGGCTACAAGCAGCTGAACGAGCAGTTCCAGCGGGAGAGCCTGCTGTATGCCGCCAAGCTGGCCTGCGCCAGCACCGGCAAGAAGGCACCCGAGAGCTGGGAGGAGTTCAAGCGCAACGGCGGTGAGTATTACGGCAACGCCCGGTTCTACGCCGTGCTGCAGGGCATCTGGCAGGAGGTCATCATCCCCATTCTGCCCGCCGTGTACTCCGAGGCGCTGAGCGACTTCGCCGAGACCGTGGAGATCGAGCTGGGCCAGACCTACGCCGTGAGCATCGGCAGCAACGACATCCCCGTTTTCCAGGACTCCAGCTGGGGCGCAAGCCGCAGCGTGCCGCGTAACCGCTTCTATTCCCGCGATTACACGCTGAACCCCACCCCCAAGAGCTGCTGGATCACCGCCAAGTGGATGCAGCTGGTGGGCGCCAACATGGACTTCGGCGTTTTCTTCGCCAACATGGTGGCGGGTATGTACGCCAAGACCATGGGTATGTGGAATGAGGCCATGACCACCGCCACGGAGGACACCAGCCTGATCCCCACCAACCTGAACTTCACCTTCAACAACCAGAACTGGGTGAAGGGCGCCAACAAGATCGCCGCGCTGAACAACACCACCATCTCTGACGTGTTTGCCACCGGCGGCACCGTGGCCCTGAGCAAGGTACTGCCCAACACCGTGACCGGCTCCACCAACGTGAACATGGACGCCGCTATCGCCACGCTGCTGGGCGCCGACTACACCAAGGCCGGCTACCTGGGCGAGTTCATGGCGGTGCGCCTGATGCCCATGCGGGACGTTATCATCCCCGGCACTCAGAACACCACCGTGGAGACCATGCTCAGCGAGAACGACATCTGGATGCTGGCCGGCAACGGCAGAAAGCCGCTGACCATCGGCTACACCAGCGGCACGCCCATCTCTATCGAGATGGATCCCACCCGCACCGGGGATTTCGAGATCGGCCTGAACCTGACCATCGCTCTGGACAGCGTGGCCACGTTCGCGTCCAAGATCGCGCACTTCACCGTGTAAGGAGACCCACACAGGGGAAGGGGCGAAAGCCCCTCCCCGAATATGCGGATTTAGTTTAACCGGGAAAACAGCGGTCTCCAAAACCGCAGTTCGGGGTTCGAGTCCTCGCGTCCGTGCCAGATGAAAACGTTGGATCGTTTTCGCCCGAAAGGGAGTTTATGGGGGCGCAAGCCCCATACGGAAATGTAGCTCAGTTGGCAGAGCATCTGACTGTTAATCAGAGGGGCGCAGGTTCAAGCCCTGCCGTTTCCGCCATAAGGCTGTGCGGCGAAGCCGCGGGTATGCAATGCGCCGACGTGTAAACGGGGCAGCGGTGGGAGCCTTGACGCATTGCGGCAGATAGAAACAGACCATGAAAGGAATCTGAAAGGAGCAGAAAACATGGGTAAGCAGAAGAAAAGCGGGAACAGACTGGCCGCGCAGATCGCGGCGGAAGAGAGAGAGGACGACCAGGTGATGCTGGCGGCCCAGCAGAGCACGGACACGCCTGACGAAAGCAGCGCCGTGAAAGCGGCGGCGCAGGAGAATGTGCAGGACGCGGCTGATCCCGCGGAAGTGCCCGCCGCGCCGGTTATGTACACCGCCGAGCAGGTGCAGCAAATGATGCAGGAGGCGGCGGCCAAGGCGGTGGCAGAAGCGCTGAAGAACATCCCCCAGCAGGCCGCGCCGCAGATCGTGCAGGTGAGCACCAGCGCGGAGCAGGTACACTTCCTGTGGATGGCGCCGGTGGCGGACGACAACGTGGTGCAGTTCGGCGACGGCGGAATGTACGGAAACATCGTGGGCAAGACGGGAAGCTTTTACGTGCCGAAGCCGGACCTGAGCCGCATATTGACGGAGATGAACCGCCGGTTCATGGCGCAGCGGTGGCTGCTGGTGGTAAGCGGCCTGACGGACGAGGAGCGCGAGGCGCTGGGCGTGGACTACAAGCCGGGTGAGGTACTGGACAAGAGAGCCTTTGCCAAGCTGGTGGAGCTGGGCGACGAGCTGCTGAACATCTACCCGGCGCTGTGCGAGGGACACAAGGTGATGGCGGCGCAGATGTACGCCGACGCCTACCGCCAGGGCAGCCGGTATGTGACGCGGGAGCGCACGGTGAAGCTGAACGCGCTGAGCAAGCGCAAGGGCCACGAGAAGGGCGACTTCATTGCCATTATCGAGGACATGAACGAGAAGGACACGAAGTAAGGGACGTTTGACGACACTGGCGGAAGGAGGGAACGGCCATGATGCAGGGCGACGCCTATTCGCTGCCCATCGTGCTGCGGCAGGGGGAACTGCTGATAACGCCGGAGATGGTACTGCGGCTGGAGATCACCATAGGGACCCTGACGAGGACGTACCCCGGCGTGGTGCGCTACGACGAGGAGAACGGACAGTGGCTGTTTCCGCTGACGCAGGAGCAGACCTTCGCCTTTAAGGCCGGGAGGACGCCCCCGGTGCAGGCACGGATTAAATTCAACGACGAGAGCGTGGTGGGGGCAAAGGGCAAGACCATATACGTCTCCGCAAGCCGGTCCAAAGGGGTGATGTAAATGGCGCTGCAGCAGTTCGCGGCGGAACAGAAGAAGAACGCCAACGCCAGCACCGCCCCGGTGGGGCAGCCCGTGGTGGAGATAGAAATACGGGATGTAGTGATACAGACCGGGGGAGAGATCATCCCCACCTACGAGGGCGAATATGAGGTAACACCACAGGTGGACAAGCCTGTTGTGCTGCATACAAAAGCCAAACGCATGAACGACGATGTGACGGTGAAGAAAATTCCCCAGTACGAAGTCAGTAATGCCGCCGGCGGAAAAACTTTAACGATAGGAGATGTGGAGTATGGCTAATCAGTACATCAACAAAGTAATTCTGAACGGACAGGTAAAAATCGATCTGACCGCCGACAGCGTGGTGCCTGCCAAGCTGCTCAAGGGCATTACTGCCCACGACAAGACGGGTGCGACCATCACGGGTACGTGTACCTTTGATGCGGACACCTCCGGCGCTACCGCGTCCGCTGCGGAGATCCTGCTGGGCAAGACCGCATTTGTGAAGGGCGCGGAGGTCACTGGTACGATGCCCAACAACGGCGCTGTGGCGGGCAGCATTACCACCAAGGCGCAGGTGTATACCGTGCCCCTGGGCTTCCACGACGGAAGCGGCACCGTGCAGATCGCCGAGGCGGAGCAGGCCAAGCTCATCGCCACCAACATCCGCGAGGGTGTGACTATCCTGGGCGTGGAGGGCACCATGTCCGGCAGCGAGGACATGAAGGCACAGGCCAAGACTGTGACCCCCACCTTTGCCAGCCAGGAGGTCCTGCCCGACGAGGGGTACAACTGCCTGTCCAGCGTGACGGTGAACGCTATCCCCGTGAGCGAGACGGACAACGAGGCCGGCGGCGTGACGCTGACCATCGGCGCCTGAGAAGCGGAGGAAACGAGGTAAAAGGGCGATGGCGAAAAACGTAAACAAGGTCGTGGTGGACGGCGCGGTGAAGCTGGACCTGTCAATGGACAGCGTGACGGCCAACACACTGGCGAAAGGCGCTACCGCCCACGACAAAAGAGGGGCACCCATCGTAGGAACGATGACAACGCCGCAGATCAGTGTGGCGGGCAGCGTGATGACGATAGCCTGACGGAGAGGAACAAAACGCATGGCGAGAGATGTAAAGATCAACGGCGTGACCTATACGGGCGTCTCCGTCGTGCAGGTGCCGCTGGCCGAGGGAGGCGCGGCACGGTTCATGCAAGTCAATGGTGCGCCCGGAGCGCTGGAAAAGTGGAAAGCGGGGTTGAAGATAAATAACTCCACCTACCCGGACATCGGGCAGATGCGCTTCCCACTGGCGGAGGGCGAAGGCTACGCCCTGTACCTGTACGGAAAAGGAGACTGGGAGGCGACCTACCGGGTGGCTCCCGGCTCCGTGGTACAGGTGGGAGACTTTGTAAAGATCACGAAAGGGCTATTCCCTTCGGCGACACTGTATCCGTCGGAAAGCCTGTATCCACAGGCGGAAAAGGCGGGACTGATGCCCAGCAGCAATCTGTACCCCGGCAGGAGCACATACCCCAGCAACGCGCCGCTGGTGGAGGGGCTGGGCGGAAATTCGACCGGCGCGGACGGCGTGGCACTGACGGACGGCACGGCGGGAGAACTGATAACGATCTATATTCCGGCATAAGGAGGGGAGAACATGGGGACGAAGTGGAGCGAGGTCATATCGAACCACGCGATGGTGGCCATAGACGACGTGCGCTTGCAGGAGGAGGCAGCCAACGACCCGGCGGCGTTCCTGCGGAGGATGAGCCTGTATATGGTGAACGCCATCCCCCTATTCTCCCTGCCGGTGCAGATGAGAGCGTATCTGGGTGAGGGGTTGGTACAGCCCAGCTACGGCGACTACTACTGGACCAGCAGCGAGGACAGCCTGGTGGGAGAAACGGAAGTGGACACCGGAATGGTGGGCTACGAGCTGTTTTCCTGCGCCATTGTGGAGCAGGATGTGACGGGCGGCATGACGGCGGTGCCGTACACCGGGGCGAGCTACAACGCCGAAACAGGCGTGGTGACGTTCCCTATGCAGGACATGGCGGGAATAAACTACACGCTGGACTTTTACACAGACGGTGAATTTGGTCACGAGCTGACAATGGAGCAGAAGCGGATACTTGGGCTGTGCGTGGCAAGCGTATGGGACGAGCGGTTCTTCCGCAACTGGCTGAACGACCAAATGAAGATAAAGGACGCGAGCTTTGACACGGTGAACGAGGGCACCTATATGAAGGAGGGCGCCGCGAAGCAGGAGAAGAACCGGGCAAGGCTGATGGACGAGATGCACAAGTATGAGCAGGACTGTACGTTCCTGAACACGGTGCAGAGAGGCCGGGGCGGGTACGGACGATACCAGTTCCTGTGAAACGGGGAGGTGACGGGCGATGGCGGACGTAAAGAACAATCTTGGCAATATCGCCGCAATGGCGGAGAGACCGCAGGCACCCACCAACCGCCCCGCACAGTACAACGACAGGCGCAACCCCTACTTTGGAGATCCAACGGCGCGATTCATGCAGGCATACGGAAAATACGCCAGCGACTACACCGCGTGCCGGGTGCAGGGGCTGGACAGCGACCCCAACAACTTCTACGAGTGGAGCGAACAGCTGGTACGCCTTGCCGATGCGCGGAAGAAGGGCAACGCCATAGACCGGCCCATAGACAACTATAAGGAAGTCCTGTTTGTAAACCGGCACATCGAATATGTGCCGGAGGGCGCAAAAATGGAGACAATGGGCTCCACATGGCTGGTGACGAACCCAGCCAACATATCCTCTGCCGTGGGCGGGGGCATCATAAGGCGGTGCAACGCCACATGGAACCATCTGGATTGGTACGGCAACGTGCTGAAGGAACCGATGGTGGTGGAAAACGTGAATCTGAACGCCAACGCCAACGACTTTCAGGAGACCATGCTCATCATGCAGGGGTACTTCAACATTACCATACAGCGCAACGGCGAAACGGAAAACCTGGATGTGAACAGCCGCCTGATCCTGGGGCGGATGGCGTATCAGATCACCGGCTACGCAGACGTGGCGCAGGAGTTCACCGGAGATGACGAGAGCTGCCGGCTGCTGCGGTTTACGGCGCGGATGACGGAACCGGATAAGGAGAAGGACGACATGGTTCGCCGGGTGGCCAACGCCTATCCCTTCACCTGGGAGGTGAACGTGAGCGGCAGGGCGGCCATGAGCACGGGAGAAAAGGCAAAGTTTACCGCCGCATCCCTGCGAAACGGAGAGGCGGCGGACGGAGACACAGAACACCCCACCCGCTATCTGTGGTACAGCAGCGACGAGAGCGTATGCCGGGTGGACCCCACGGGTAACGTGACGGCGGTGGGCGAGGGAGCGTGCACCATCACGGCGGTGCTGGTGCAGAACGAGGAGCACTACGGCACCTATACAGTGACGGTGGCAGAGAGCGTAAGCGGCGTACACTGGCAGACGGATCCGGTGGAGAGACTGGAAGCCTACGGCAAGACCGTGCTGATGGCCATATACACCGAGAACGGCGCGGAGACCGGAGACGCGGTGGAATGGACCTTCACCGGGGCGGCGGAGGACAGCTACACCGCAGAGGTGGACGGAAGCACCGCCACCGTGTACTGCTGGGGCGGGAGCGTAAAGCCTTTGACGGTTACGGCAGCCTGTAAGGGCAAGAGCGTGAGCACGGACATCACACTGGAGGGGTGGTAAGAACGATGGCAAAGCCGATATGTGAGCACGCCTACCGGAAGGTAGGGGAGATCATCATACGGTGCAGGAAGCAGACGGGAGAGCACGACTTCTGCTGCTACCAGTACCACTGCCCGGACAGCGGACGGTACGAAAACGCGGCGCAGTGGCGGCACTGCTCACTGCGCCGCAGGGGGGAAAAAGTAAATACGTGAGGGAATTTCCATTATGAATCTGAAAGGAGCAGGAGAGATGGAAAACAGCATTAAAGAGCGCAAGCCCATTACCATGAAGGAGGTATTCGCCAAGGCCAACGATTATGTGCCGCTGATGGAGAAGGCTGCCATCGTGAGCCACTGCGCGGAGAGGTGCATTGACCGGGTGGTGGTGGATACCGGTGAGCGCTTCCGGGGCGATGTGCCGCCCATGTACCGGGAGAACGGACAGCGGAAACGGCGCTACCTGATGGGCATATTGGCACGGGCGTATCTGCGGCTGGACTTCGACGGCTGCGAGGAGGACAAGTGGCTGATGAGCGCCGACGACTACGATCTGGTGGGCGGGGTGCAGCTGGTCAACCAGATAGACCGGATGAAGAAGCAGAGCGACGCCCTGCGGGACAAGGCGTATGACCTGCTGGCGGATTACCGGGACCTGGAGAAGATGCTGAACACGGAGATCAACGCCAATCTGGCGGTGATGAACGATGTGGTGGCGCGGATGGCCATGAGCAGCGCGGCGGCCATGACGCCGGAGAGCATGAAGGAGCTGGTGGAGCTGGCGGAACAGGTGCAGAAGGGAACAAAATAATATTCAAAACGCAACGGAAATAAAAGTTGCAAAAATATCAAAAACGCAACGAATAATACAATGTTTCATGTGAAACAATTAGGAAAACGGAAAGCGGGGTGAGGGCGTGAACACAGATTTCGACAGCCCCTACTATCCATTTGAACGTGTGGAAACCGGTTACGGCACCTTTAAGGGTGCGGAGAAAATACCGAAAAAGATCGTGAACTACCTGCTGGACCTGCCGGACAGAAACGGGTACACGCCCGTGGACGACAACACAAGACCCCGGGTGCGGCTGATGAAGTACATCTGCTGCGACGGGGCGAACCCACTGGCCCAGCCCCTGCCTACGGCGGAGGAAAAGCTGAGCATTGTGTTTGACGGTGAGTCGCCGGCGGTGGACACGGAGGAGCAGAAGGCAAAGCACCCCAAGGGGTACAGGCTATTCCCGCTGGAATACTGGGGACAGGCGCAGAGCATGGCGCAGACGGTGGTAAAGGTGTACATCGGGCGGGTGATTCCAAAGACACCCTTTACGGCGGCGGTAGGAATATACTTCGACATACTGTGCAACTACGGACACGAGACCACCACACGGACGGACGATTACTCCCGCAGCTATGACATGGAGCAGTGCATCATTGAGGCACTGAACGGCGTGAACATAGGCGGAGCCGGGGTGATGACCTTTGACAGAGGGGCACATACGGACAACGGGTCCCACGCCATATACGACCAGGGCATGAACGTGGGACGGCGCGTACACATGAGCCTTGCTTGGGCGGACAGCGACGAAGAAAGCGTCGTGACTACATTCTGAGAGAACGGAGGGCGGCGCAATGGATGAAGTGACTTTTGACCACCGGCTGACGGAGGTGGAGCAGCGGAGCAAAAGCAACACGCACCGCATAAACGAGCTGGCCGAGGAGCAGAAAGCCCTGAACGAACTGGCGACCTCGGTGGCGCTGATGACCCGGGAACAGAAGGATATGCGGGATGACCTGTCGGAGGTCAAGAAGGACGTAAAGAGCCTGACGAACCTGCCGGCGAAGCGGTGGAACGACGTGGTGGAAAAACTGGTGTGGCTGGTACTGGGCGGCGCTGTGACGGCGCTGCTGGTACAGGCGGGAATCAGCTTATAAGAAAACTGCATAATCAACAAGGTGTTTCGTGAGGGAGGAAAAGAGTTTATATGGCGATCTCACAGAGCATAGAAAGGGCCTGCCGCAGGTACGAGGAAGTACAGGCGGAGGGACTGACGCTGTACCCCATCCTTGTGGAGGAGATGGAGACATTCGAGTTGGCGCGACCGGGCATTGACATCGTGCAGCAGAGCCTCCCTGTGGCGTATGCTGTGATGCCGCTGCTGGCGGCCTACTACAAGATGGAGTACGACGCGATGGGGCGCGGAGAGGAGACAGTGGGGCTGCTGTCAAGGGCGCTTTTGATGCTGGCGCTCTCCCTGCGGCTGGGGAGAGGAAAGCCGTTGGACGAGCGCTTGAAGGCGTTTCGCTGCAAGGTGGACACGAAAGACCCCAGCCGGTTGACGGCGGTGGAGTTCGTGCTGCACGGAGAGGAGCTGTGGCGCATTACGCCGGCGCAGTTCCAGTACCTTCGGGAGATCATCGCCGCACAGAACGGAATTGAGCTGACGCCGCCGGAAGCCAACCCGGAACTGGTGGAAGCGCAGCGGGAGCTGGCGGAGATGAACGGCGGCGCAAAACTGAGCGGAGATGCGTGGGAACGGGTGGCGACGGTGGCCGCGCTGGAACACGCGGAGGAGACGGAAATAGAGTCGTGGCCACTGCTGAAGCTGCAGACGAAAGCAAAAACGTGGCAGCGGATATTGGGGTACATGACCTGCACCATCGCGGAGGCGAGAGGAACACAGTGGAAACGGGGCAACCCGTGGCCGAGCCTGTTTTATGACCGGGTGAGCGACGGCAACACGGCACTGCGGCCCGTGGAGGAAGCGACACGTGGCATGGGACAGGCATAGAGAAGGGAATAGGCCCTGCAAGCGGGCAGGGCGGAACGCCAAGTGGGGCGAAGCCAACGGGAAACCGGGGCTTTGCCTCCATTTTTTATATCAAAAAGGAGTGAAAGCGGAATGATTACTTTTACCGATCCGAGACTGTATACCCGCGGCATCTGCGCTGCGCAGTTCGCCGACATGGAAACCGGTCAGATCCTGCTGAGCAGCAATAAGTTCCAGGAAGGCAACATCACCGTGACCGTGAACGGCGATCCCCTGCGTGCCGGACTGAACAACGGCATTGCCACCATCATCGAGAGCGACCCGGACATCCAGGTGAACTTCACTCAGGCCAACTTCGACCTGCGGACGAAGATGGCGGGCGTTGGCGGCGCTGTGACCTACAACGCTGTGGCCCCGGTGTGCCAGGTGGTGAAGGCGAACAGCACCGTGCTGAAGGTGGACGTGACCGACGGCGCCCCTGTGGCACAGTACGCGATGGCAAAGCCCTACGCCTATGTGCAGGAGACCAAGAAGGCTTCCGGCATCCAGCAGGGCGGCATTGCCTATGAGATCGCGGCGGACGGCACCATCAGCGGCTTTACCGCGGTGAGCGGCACCGAGTACAAGGTGTGGTACTTCGTGAACAAGCTCAGCGCCATGTGCGGCAAGCTGACCACCGGCATGAACGGCAAGGTGGGACTCTTCACCGCCCAGCTGGCGGTGTACGGCAACGTGAACGCCAAGACCAACGAGGGCACCCGCCAGGGCTGGCTGTACATCAACGTACCGCTGAAGCTGCAGGCGGACACCGCCACCGTGACCGGAAGCCAGAGCAACTACGACACCACGCAGATCGTGGGGCGCGCACTGAGCACGGACGAGAGCGTGATCTCTGACAAGTGCGAGGACTGCGCCGGCGGCACCCTGGGCTGGTACGTGTACGTGCCGGACAACGGCGCGGAGGTGGTGACGGGCATCGTGACCGCCATCGGCGGCGTTATCAACGTCCCCGTCAGCGGCACGGTGCAGGTGAAGCCCCAGGCGGTGCTGGAGAACGGCCAGCTGGCGGTGCTGGATCCTGCCAAGTGCGCCTACAGCCTGAACGGCGCACCCAGCGGCACCACCGTGAACGCAAGCGGACTGATCTCCGCAGGAAGCGTAGCTGGTGACGCAGATCTTAACGTGACCTTCGTGTACGAAGGCACCACGTTTACCGACCAGTGCGCTGTGAGCGTGAAAGAGTCCTGACAAAAAGGGGAGGGGCTTAATCGCCCCTCCCCCGACGGACCGGAGTTGTTAGTGCTTTCTCGACGGACCATTTATAACGCATTAAACGGGATTCAATCGTACTCGAACCTATACCAGTGATTTGGCTCCATTCCGATAGAGTATGACGTTCACCGTTGTATTCGAGATAGAGATTGAACGCTGTGTTGTTGCACTGCTGCTTTTGCGTTCTCCAGCGGCAATTATCTGGAGAATAATCCGCATCGTTATCACGCCGGTCCAAAGTGCAAGTTCCTTTTGGCGCGTTTTCATCATAACCGGTCTGGATGGCCCAGTTATAGAAAGCCTCGAAGTTAGAGCGCCATTCATCACAGATGCCGATCCCGCGCCCTCCGTATCTATGGTAGCACTTCGAGTGTTCATTGTAGCAGCGGTTCTTCATAGAAAGCCATACGCCATAAAGCCGGGTGTGTCGGAGCCCATGTACGGTGCGAATCGCAGGAACCGGGCGGGGGGACTGCTTCAACGATTCCCGCGCAACATCACGTTGATAACACCCGCAGCTTTTTGTACATCCACGCCTGAGACTATGACCGGCGACAATGGTGTGTTTCCCACAATCACACAAGCAGGACCAATAAGAATCGCGGGCGGAACTGTCGTAGTGGTCGCAAGATTCAACGACCAAACGCCCAAACCTTTGGCCGGTTAAATCTTGGCGAGGCTTACCTCGATATGGGTGGCTTTCCCGCTTCTTACAACCGCAAGATGTGCGTTCTCCGCCAAGAAGCGCAGATTCTCGTACAACGACCTCTTTCCCGCAGTCGCATACGCAGCGCCATCCACGGCGACCACCTTGGCATTTTTCAAAAGCGATAGGGGACAGACGTCCGAATTTCTGCCCAAGCAAGTTATTTTCAATAGATTCCATGTATAAAACCTCCGATAGTTATACCTGCAATAATAATACCACAAAACAAAAAGGAAAGCAACAAAAAATGGGAACGAGAACGCAAGTTTTGCGGGTTGGTTCTTGCAGTTTGTTGATAAAGAGGGGAGGCGCGGGACATGGCGAAGCTGGTGGGACAGTTCAGCGGGTTTGAGCAGGACATGGCCGCGCTGGAAAAGCAGGTGAAGGATGCCTTTCGCGCATCGCGTCCCGCACTGGCGGAGGAAATGCGGCAGTGCTTGCGGGAGCACGTGGTAGAGGACGTATACGACAAGCTGGTACCGGAGGAGTATGTGCGCCGGCGCGGCACGAAGGGATTGGCGGACATGAACGCCAGCGCCACGGTGTATTCGGATGAGCGGGACGGCGGCATGAACCTGACGCTGCTGTATCACCCCAGCGGCGCAACGGACGGCAACGGAGAACCCATAAACCCCCATGTGGACGGGGACGACCTGGTGAACCGAATCGAGAAAAACGACCCCGCGTACAACTGGGGCAGACGGCCAAAGAACAGACCCTTTTTCCGCAACTTCGTGGAGGAGATGCTGGACGGCAGGGCGGAAGAAACACTGGTGCGGGCCATGAACGGAGCGGACCCCACGCTGGATCTGGCGGAAGATACCGGGATGATACGGGAAGAGGACGATTGGAGGTAGCGTATGGCGATTTTCAAAGTAACGGCTGTACCTGATTTTTCGCAGCTCAAGGGAGAGATAGCGAAGCTGCAGAGCAGCCCGGTGACTTTGGGCGTTGATACGCAGCAGGCCAACGTAAATATCAAAACAACGGCCAAAAATGTCGCTACCGCGCAGGAGGCGTTCCAAGACGCCGGAAAGCAAGCGCAGCAGAGCAGCGAAAAGACGGCGGAGAAGGTCAGGGACGTGGGCAAGGCGGCCAAGGAGAGCAGCGGCTTTGCCGACCTGATGGGCGACAGTTTCGGGCGCGTGGCGGCAAAGATGGCGCTGTGGCAGGTGATGGGCAACGCCATTGCCGGGTTAAAGCGCAGTTTCACGGAAGCGCTGGAGACCATGAAGGACGTGGACGACGAGATGGTGACGATACGCAAAGTCACCGGCGCGACCACGGAGGAACTGAACAGGATCGAGAAACAGGCATACGACACCGCAAGCGCCTACGGCGTGGCGGCGGACGAGTACCTGAACAGCGTGGCAAACTTCAGCCGCGCAGGCTACGGCGAGCAGGCGTCCGCGCTGGCGGAGCTGGCCACCAAGACGCAGATCGTGGGCGACACGGACGCAGAGACCGCACAGCAGTTTTTGCTCTCTATGGACGCGGCGTACAAGTATCAGGGCAGCATCGAGCAGCTGACGAAGGTTCTCGATGGAGCAAATGAAATTGATAACAATTACGCAACGTCAATAGAAAAAATTGCCGAAGGATTGGGCAAGGTGGCGCCTATTGCGGCGCAGGCCCATGTGGGCGCAGATGAACTGACGGCGGCTATCGGCACCATTACGGCGGTGACGCAGCGGTCCGGCACAGAGGCCGCCACCGCGCTGCGGGCGCTTTTCCTGAATATCATTGGCGATACCAAGACGGAAATAGACGAGGGCGTGACGTGGACCACCGGCGAGATCGCGGGGCTACGGGACGTTATCAAGGTCTACGCCAAGGACGCCTACGACGCGGCGCAGGCCACGGGCAGCGTGATAAACCCCATGAAGGCCATTGCCGGGCTGGCCCAGAGTATGAAGGACGGGCTCCTGACGGAGCAGCAGCTGATGGAGATGGTCAGCGACATCGGCGGAAAACTGCGTACCTCGCAGCTGCTGGCGCTGATCCAGAACTGGGATATGTACGAGTCCATGCTGGGTGACTACGCCGATGCGGTGGGCAGCGCGGATAAGGAAGTGGAAAACGCGCTGGACAGCTGGACCCGCAAGACCGAGATACTGCACAACAAGTGGACGGAGTTTATCAGCAACCTGGTGGAGACGGACACCATCAAGGACGCGCTGGATGGCGTGATCGGGCTGGTGGAGTTGCTGGACAGCGAAGGCGGCCACCTGGTTGTAACAGTCGGCCTGTTGACGGGGGCGGTGCTGCTGCTGGGACAGGCAAAAAAAGCACTGGCAGCATCGGAAGCAATCAAAGACATTAAGGCGGTAAGCAGCGCGATAAAAACGCTCACACAGGAAGTCATTGCATACGCAGTAGCGAAAAAGGCCGCCGCTGCGGGGGATGGTGAAATGGCCCTGCAAGCGGCGGAACTGAAACAAACTCTGGTCGCTTCGCTGGGTAAACTCAAAGGGTTTGGCATCGGCGCGGCGATCTTTGCGGCGCTGGCCGTGGCGATCAGCCTGAGCACGGAAAAGGCGCGAGCCTATGAAAAAGCGCTGAAGGGCGTTGAAACGGCACAGAGTGCGCTGGGCGAGACCGAGGACGAGTACGACACGCTCATAAGCAAGACCGGAGAGCTGACGGAGGCGGAGGAAAAGCGGCTGGAGGTGCTGCGGGCGATCCGCGAGGAGCAGGAGAAGGCGGTACGGGACGCAGAGTCTGAGGCGTGGGACGCATGGAACGAGCTGCACGGCACCGGAGCCGAGGTATACGTAGGCGGCGGCGACAGTGTGGGCAACGGCATGGGCGTTACCCCCATACAGATGGTGCAGGCGGACGTGGAATCGCTGGCGCGGTACAAGGCATCGCTGAAACTGGTGCAGGACCAGATGGAGGCGGGCACTAAGACGCAGGAGGAGTATTACTACTCCCTGTCGAAGCTGCAGGAGGGCCGCGAGGAAGAAGTAGAAACGATACGCAAGGCGATCAACTATGGCTTTGCGGTATCAGAGGAACAGCGGCAGTTGGTGGCTGCCTATGACAGGGTGCAGGAGATCCTGGGCGTGACGCAAAAGGCCACGCAGGACTACGTAAATAAACTGATCTCCGAGGCGCAGCAGGCAGGGTATACAGGTAAAGCGCTGTACGACCTGGTGGCGGCACAGATCACGGCAAGCAATACAAAACTGAATTTCAGCCAGCAGATCAGTGCGCTGCGAACGCTGGCGGCCACCATCGGATATACCACCCAGGCATACGGCAACCTGCTGAACGCGGGACGGATCTACCAGCAGTCGATGGTGTTGGTCGCCAACAAAAAGTTCAAGACGCTGGAGGAAGCCCAATCCTACCTGACGAACAAGGCGTGGGGAAAACTGACGGGCACAGCGCCCAGCGGCGGATGGAACAACACCACCGGAAACACAGGCGGATACAGCGGAGGAGGGTCATCCGGCAGCAGCGCGGCGAAAAAGAAGTATCAGGACGAGATCGACGCGCTGGAAAAGCAGCGGGACGCGGAGCTGGCAGCCATCGACGCGCAGATCGACGCGCTGAAGAAGCAGAACGAGGAGATAGACCGGGCCGAGAAGCTGGAGGAGCTGCGGCTGGAGGTCATGCGGAAGCAGGACGCGCTGCTGAACGCCCGGAACGAGCGCACGGTGCGGATGTACAACGCCGAGTCCGGGCAGTGGGAGTGGATCGCGGACCCGGAGAAGGTGAAGCAGGCCGAGGAGGACCTTGCGGACGCGAAGAAGGACCTGCGGGACTACGAGCGGGAGATGGAGCTGGACCTCGCCATTGAGGAATTGGAGGCGAGGAAAAAGGCCATCGAGGCGGCGTACCAGCTGAAAATTGACGCGCTGGAGGAATACATCAACGCGCTGGGTGAAACGGTGGCCCAAGAGGAAGTCCTGCTGGATCAGAGTTTGCAGAACTGGTGGGAATGGGCCAACGGGGTGCTGGCGGCGAAGGCGGCTGCGGCAGGCGTGACGATCACGGCGGGAGGTACGCCGGTAGAGGTCAAACGGAACGCGACCGGCAATGCGTCGGGATACACCGAGGTAAAGGTCGGCAACCTGACAGGCGTGCGGAAATCCACCAGCTCCGAGAAAGCCAGCGTATCCAATAAACCGACGGGGAACCTTTCGGATGCCATCAGCATGGGCAAGAACAACATTTCTTTGCCGAACAGTGGAAAGTCAAACCGGAAGAGCATCGTGTCAGGAAGCATTATCGGCGCCGTCAGCGGGGGACGGAAGAAAAAGTACGACAGCGGCGGTGTGCTGCACGGACTGGGCGGCATAAAGGCCACGGTGGACGACGAGATGGTGCTTCCGCCCGACGTGACGGCGAAGATGCTGAAGCCGTCGGCGGATGCGCGGTTCCGGGCCAGGGTGAACGAGCTGGGCGGATTGTACGGCGAGACGCCGGTGAGCCGCAGTGTGGCGGGGAGCAGCGATAACCGCAGCTACAGCGACCACAGTGGGCCCACCTATAACGTGAAGGGCATCACGCTGACGGAGCAGCAGGCGGAGCACCTGACGGTGGCGCAGATGTGCCGGATGGCGCACAACGTGAAGCCCTACGGAGGATAAGAGCATGGACGAGAACGCAAAGACGCTGGCGGAGCTGGCAAAGCGGTTGTGGGACAACTTTTATGTGCGGCGGGTGCGGGAGACGCAGACGGATATGGTACGGCAGTACCGGGCGCAGGTGACGACCGCGGCGGCAGACGGGAAAATCGGCGTAAAACGTCCCTTCGACGAAACGGAGAGCTTTCTCCCCTATGTGAGCACGATGGCGGCGGCCCCGGTGGGAGCGCAGGTGGTGGTGCTGGTATTCGGCGAGGGGAAGAACGCTGGGAACCACATGGTTTTCATGTACGCGGACGGACGGAATATGTGAGAAAGGACGGCTGGACTATGGCGAAAAAGACGCGGCACATCCTGGTGATGAAAAGCGGCAGAGAGATACCGATAACGGGCATCACGGGACGGTACTACATCACCCGCGAGAGTCAGTACCGCAAGGGAAACCCGGACATACGGAAGATCAGGGCGGCCACGGACGAGGAGTGCGACGCGCTGACGGCGGCGGAGGACAGGAAGAAGCGTAAGCGCAGCTGAACGGAGGGCACGTGCCATGACGGAGCAGGAGAAATATCTGGCGTACTTGAGAGCGCTGAAGGGCCGGTTTCAGAAGCTGTGCCGGCTGCGCTTTCTGAACCCGGACGGGAGCACGGCGTTCTTCGTGGACAATAACCCGCGGAATAAGTACAGCGGCGCCTTTGTTGCCGACGGGGCGCTGACGGTAAATTTGCAGAACGGGGTAAGGCGAACGGCCAGCGTGACGCTGGGGAACGTGGACGGGGCCTTTGACTACAACGTAAACCACCTGTGGTTCGGGCAGGAGATCGCGCTGGACGAGGGGCTGGTGCTGCCAAACGGCGAGGACTACTACATACAGCAGGGCGTTTTCCTGATACAGAGTCCGCAGGAAACGGTGGAGCCGGGACGGCGGCTGATGCAGTACGAGCTGGTGGACAAGTGGGCCAATCTGGACGGGACGCTGTGGGGCAAGCTGGAGGGCACCTATAAGGGAAAGCTGAACGTGAACATCTTTCAGCAGATCAACGCCCTGCTGCAGGACGACAAGGGAAACGGGCGGAAGGTAGACCCCATCCCCCCGGTGTACACGGAGTATTACAACGGCAAGAAGCAGAAGCTGACGGACGGAACCGAAGTAAATTTGGTGGACGCGCCGTACACGTTGGAGGTGGATCCGGGAAGCGGCACATACGCGGAGGTGATACTGGGCTTTGCGGAGATGCTGAACGCATGGATCGGCTACGACGCCACGGGGCGGCTGCGGATAGACCCCAGCCAGGACGACCTGCTGGACAGTGAAAAGCCCGTCAGCTACGCCTTCTCGATGGGGGAGGCGACGCTGCTGGGCATGACATACACGGCGCAAAACACCGAGGTGTACAACGACTACATCGTGCTGGGGGCGGCGCTGGACGACAACAGCCAGCCGGGGGCAAGAGCCACCAACAACGACCCCATGAGCGATACCAACGTGCAGCTGATAGGCCGAAAGACGGTGTGGACAGAGGAGGACGGCTACGCAACGGAGACCATGTGCCGGGACAGAGCGGAGTGGGAGCTGAAGCGGTCCACGGTGCTGCAGAAAAGCGTGGACATCAGCTGCGGGCAGATCTTTCACATTAAGGAGAACGAACTTGTGACGCTGGTGCGCCGGGACAAGCAGGGAAGCCCCACGGAACGGCACCTGGTGACAGGCTTTTCCCGCCCGCTGACAGGAGAGGGGCAGATGACCATATCCGCCACCAGCGTGGCGGACTTCCCGGTGGCGACGGTGACGGTGTGGCCGCTGAAAACGGAGACAAAGACATAAACGGAAGGAGGGAAGGACGATATGGCACTTTTTATGCCGACAAATATCACGCCCTCCACGCTGGGAGCGCTGGGCAACGGGACGGTGGACGCAAGCCAAAACATGACCGTGACCTGGCAGGTGGACGGGCAGAACGCCATGACGGCGTTTGAGATAAAAATTCTGGCCAACACGGCAGAGAGCGCACAGCTGTACGACTCGGGAAAACGGACGGACAACTGCCCCTTCTACGGGCGGAACGCCAAGGGCGATGTGGTGTTTTTCAGCTACACGATCACAGCGGCGGAACTGGCGGCGGCGGGCATCACCAACGGAAACAGCTACAAGCTGCTCATCACCCAGTGGTGGACGGACGCGGACAGCGTGACGCAGCAGAGCGCATCGGTATTCGTGTGCCGGAGCGCACCGGTGCTGACCATCAACGACTTTACGAAGCCGGTGGCGGCGAAGGAGATGACGTGGACGGCCAGCTATTCGCAGGCGCAGGGCGACCCCATTATCTGGGCGCGGTGGCAGCTTGCGCCGGCAGCAGACACGGAGGACGTGCTGTACGACACGGGCAACGTGGCGACGGCACAGCTGGCGTTTTACTACGACGGCTTATTCACCGGGCAGGAATACGCGGTGCGGTGCCGGGTGGAGACCAGCAACGGCGTGGTGGCGGACACGGGCTGGGTACAGTTCGCGGTGCAATACAGCGCCAGCAATTATACCGGCGCGGTGGTGACGTGCGTAAAGCGAAAGCAAAGCGGCGTGCTGGTGTCGTGGCCGGGGGCCTACGACATACCGGGCACGGCGGAGGGCGAATACACCATCCGAAACGGGGAGCTGAACCTGAGCACCGGATCCACGGTGACATGGGACACGGTGACGGGCGAAGCAATGGCACTGACGACGCCCATAAGCATCGTATGGAAGGGAACGGTCAAGGCGCTGCCGGCAACGCTATTCAGCCTGACCGGCGCGGACGGAAAGGCGCTGACGGTGACGGTGAGCACAACGGCGGTGCGGGCTATACAGGGCGGCGCGGAGATAGGCCGGGTGAACGCTGCATTTGCCCCGGAGGACGAGCTGACGGTGGCGCTGACGGGCGGAAAACTGTATGTGCGGCGGCGGTATGAGCGGGGACTATTCCCGGCGGAGAGTCTGGAACCGTCGGTGCGGCTATTTCCCCGGGCCAGCCAATTCTCGGTGCTGAAATACATGGCGGACGCGGTGATGGCGGACATGACCGTGGTGAACGTGAAGCTGGTGGGCGCACAGGTGTGCGACTACCTGTGGATAGAAAAGGGCGAGTTGACGGACACGGTGGTGACGGCGCTGATGAGCACAGCGGGATACACGCCGGAGTTCGGAGACAGGACGCTGCTGCTGGCGGACTTCGCCACAGACCTGCGGGGCGGCAACATCGTGGCGGAAAAGCCGCTGACGGGCTGGGCCGTATACCGCAGGGAGGAGGGCGCAGCGTCTCTGGTACACGTGGCGGACGTAGGGTACGCGGAGCGCAGCGTGATCGACTGCGCGGCGGCCTCGCAGGGAACGTACACCTACTACGTATTCGGCGTGTGGGAGAGGTCCTTTGTGACTACGGCGCTGCCCAGCCAGCCGGTGACGGTGTGCTTGTGGGACTGGACGATACTCTCCTGCACGGAGGACGGCGAAAACGTATACCGGGTGGAGGAGCTATTCCGGTTCAGCCTGAACGTGGAGAGCGGGACGGTGAGCAATAACAACCGACCGACGCTGCTGGGAAACTTCACCCGATACCCCACGGTGCAGATGGTGCCGCAGCTGTACCAAAGCGGCGAGCTGAGCGGCTATATCGGCGAGGTGGGCGCCAATGCGGAGTACAGCGACACGCTGGCGAAGCGGGACGCGCTGTTTGCGTTGGCGCTGACGCAGAACACCTTATTCCTGAAAAACCGAAAGGGTGAACTGATGCGGGTATTCGTCAGTGCGGAGATCACCTGCGAGACGCAGGACAACACGCGGCAGCAGGCGCTGATCTGCGCTGTGCCGTGGGCTGAGACTGGGAGCGCGGAGGGCGCACAGATACTGATACGGCAGGGCGACGCCCTGTGGATCGTAGCAAAAAATTGACGGACGAAAGGAGCGAGGGACGATATGGCAGGTTACAAGAACCCCGGATGGAACAACGGTGCGCCGCCTGCACTGAACGCGGAGAACCTGAACGCGCTGTGCAACGAGGTGGAGGAGATGAGCACAGAGTTCCCGGAGAAGCAGGACATAACGGACAAGCTATCGCTGACGCTGGCGGCGGCAAGCTGGACAGGGAGCGCAAGCCCCTACACCCAGGGCGTGACCATCACAGGCGGCACGGCCACCAGTCAGGCGGACATTCAGGCAGACGCAACGGCGATACAGCAGATGCTGGACGACGGCACCAACGCTATCTACATCGCCAACAACAACGGGACATTCACCGCCTACGCTGTGGGCGAAAAGCCCACCGCTGACCTGATCGTTCAGGTGACGGTGTACGACGTGAAGGAGGTAGTTTAACGATGGTTATTATCGGTAGGTCGCTGGCGGCAGGAGGCGGAAGCGGGGCGGGATACATTGTGGAGACTTCTGCCGGTGCGACTGTGACTGCAACGCTGGGAACGAGTGTTGTCATTGCAGTAGCTGACAGCGATGGCAAAGCAACACTAAAACTGAACAAGGCTGGGACGTGGTCTATTGTGGCTACGCTGAACGGCAAAGAAAGCCCTATTAAAACATACACTGCTCCGCCCATTATAGAGCTGCCGCTGCGGCCTGTGGCAAACACAAGCGCAACCGCCGGGGTGACATACAACAACGGCTTGGCTGGCGTAACGCCTGACTTGATGGCGCTGTATGCAGAGGCCATCTCCAACAACAGTGCAATTTCACGCACCACAAGCGTGGTGTATCTGGACTTCGGTTCGGACAGCCGCAAGCTGACTATCGGGGATACCATGAGCTTTTCCATTAACAACACCACGGTACAGGCGCGGCTTATCAGTTTCAACACCGACACGCTGGCGGATGCGGCGGCCTACGGAAGCGAAACGGCAACCGGGAAATGCGGCATGACGTTTGACACGGTCACAACGGTAAGCAGTGCCCCTATGAACAATAGCAATACAAGCGCCGGAGGGTGGAACGCCTCGTTGATGCGAACGTCCACGATGGCGACATTGCTGGGCACAATACCTCCGGCGTGGAAAGCAGCGCTTAAAGCGCGGAGCCTTACCAGCAAAACGAACACCAACACAAATCAGCAAACAACGGATACGCTGGCGATACACAGCCAAAGCGATGTAGGTTCCAGCGGGTACAATTGGTACGCTGCAGGTAACAGCAAAATTAAAAACAACGCTTCCGGTTCTGCGGTGAGTTGGTGGTTGCGTGACGCAGTCTTTGACTTCACGACGACCTTCTACGGTGTCTACACCGGCGGCAGCGTCGGCAACGTCGGCGGCGCCAGCGGCTCGGGTGGCGTTGTCCCCGGCTTCGCATTTTAATCTATCATCAAAAGCCATCCGCCCCTTAAATGGGGCGGTGGCGGGAAGGAAACGCTATGTCCGTACCCAAGAGCCAACGCAGCGAATCGTCCATGCAGTTTATCCAGACGGCGAGAGAACTGAAACAGCACACACTTACAGTGGTCAAAAAGTGCCCAAAGCGATTGCAGTTTTTTCTCCTTGCACCTATTTATGAAGAAGCGCGAGAAGTATTGCATAGCGTAAAGGCCGCGAACAACACGTTTGTACACAATGCGCACGAGGCGCAGATACGTGCCGATTATTTGGGACGCGCCAACGTGGTTCTGCAAAACCTTGCGGACGATTTAGAAGACTTGTACGAGGAGCTTATCAATAACGAAGATCGCTATAAGTGGGTGGCGAACGCCATGCAAAAACACGGTGAGCTTATCAGTGCGGAGGCAAAATTGATAGGCAAGGTGCGGAAAAGCGACAAGGAACGGTATAAGGGCTTGACATAAGCCTTTATATAGGGAAAGCGCTGTATCTGTGCGGCGCTGGCGTCGGCAGGAGGTTCTGCGGTGAATTGGTGGTTGCGTGACGCAGTCTTTGACAACACGACGAACTTCTACAATGTCAACACCAGCGGCAGCATCAACAACAACAACGCCAGCAACTCGAATGGCGTTGTCCCCGGATTCGCTCGGCACAGGCAGGGCTTAGTAAGCAAACGCTGAAAACGACGCTTTGAGCGAAGGAGCGCTTCACCCGTTAAACTCGCCCCTGATGATACGCCGCCGGACGCTGACGTGCATGGCCGGGGATGTGCGGCACCCGGTTTCATGGCGGCGACTACGCAGTTAGAACCCGCACCCAACAACAAGACTGTACGGAGGCGCATATTGACAAACGCAGAAAGACGAGAAAAGAGATACCGTAGGCGGAAGACTGAGCGAGAACGCAAATGTATAGAACGGAGCATGGCGTGTGGAAGTTTTGGAGAAGTTTTCAGTTTTATGCATCTGTGGAAATCCGCCAAGAAATGCTGCAAAGGAGTGAAATGGAAAGCAAGCACGCAAAGCCTGATAAACAATATGCTGGTGCGCGTAGCAGACATACACACCGAGGTAATGAACGGGACGTTCAAACATAAAGGATTTCATGAGTTTGTGGTGCATGAAAGGGGGAAAGCGCGGTGCATCCGCGCGGTGCATATTTCAGAGCGCGTTGTGCAAAAATGCCTGTGCGATTATGCACTGACGCCAATATACCGGGCAACGTTCATTTACGACAACTCCGCCAGTTTAAGCGGCAAAGGAATGGATTTTGCCATGCGGCGGTACAAACAGCAGGTATCAAAACAGGCAAAGCATGGCGGGTATGTGCTACGGTACGACTTCCGCAAGTTCTTTGATACGGCGCCGCATGAGCCAATTTTTGAGGCAAATCGCAGGCTGTTTCACGATCAGCGCGTAGCAGACGAGGTAGGCCGGTTTGTGCGGGACTTTGGCAGCAAGGGGCTGGGGCTGGGCAGCCAGGTATCTCAGACTTGCGCGCTACTTTTGGCGTCCCCTATTGACCACCTGTGCAAGGATAAACTGCGGCTAAAGGGCTACGGGCGATACAACGATGACGGGTACGCTATACACGAAAGCCGGGCGTATCTGGAAACGTGCTTAACAGAAATACGCCACAAGGCAACAGAAATCGGCATTGTGGTGAACGAAAAGAAAACGGGCATATCGCCCGTAGGAAAGTCCGTTTTTCTCAAGTGCCGGTACCACGCAAAGCCGGATGGCGGCGTAAAAATGCGGATGGGGCGCGAGGCCACGGTGCGCCTGCGTAAGAAATTGCCAAAGCTCCGGAAGATGGTACACGCCGGGAAAATTTCGCTTGCGGATGTGCAGCCTGTGTGGGGGTCCTATTGCGGACACATGAACCGAGGGAATAGCCACAAGGTCGTGCGAAAGTCGGCGAAATACTTTAAGAGCATATTTGGGTTTTACCCGGATAAGGAGGGCTGGCGCTATGCCCTTGCAGGAGACAATTGAAAGGCTGATCGATGTATGTGCAGAGCTGCTGGCTATATGCCAGGAACAAGCGGCAATCATAGGGCAGCATTCGGAGGCAGACAGATACGAAAAAGCTTTAGCGATGCTGGAAAGTGAGGTGGAAGAATGTACAAGGTGAATACAGGCGGTGAGACATTTTACAGTGAAGCTGCAAACCCGGTGAAAATCGCAGAAAATGGCAGCTATATCCTGTGCGGCGAAAGCGAACGCGAGGGTTACGCAGTGGACGCCACGGGCGGCGGTGAGACCATGCAGGTCATTAACGGCAGCGTGGAGCACGTTAACGGCGCAGAACTGGTGGCGGGGCTTATCTCGGAGGCAGAAACGTTGACGCAGCAGCTGGGCGAGGCTGTGGAAACCATCTATCAGGCGGATATGAACACCATCGGTTAAGAAAGGAGAACGACTATGTACAACATTATGACGAAGCTCATCAACAAGCGGTTCTACAAGACCCGTGAGGAGGCGCAGCAGAAGTGCGACGTATTTTTCGCCGTGGGGCGCATCACGGACGAGCAGTACACGGAGCTGTGTGCGCTGATCGAGAGCGTGTACGGCGAGACCGAAGCAAAGTAAGAGACAACCGCACAAACAAATACTCGCGGCAATGGGGCCGCGGTAGAAAGCCGAATGGGGCTGCGCCGGTGGAGAACACCGGCTGCAGTCCCATTTTGTTTTACACAAACAGGACAGGCGCATTGACGCCGGAAAGGAAGAACAATATGGATTTTGCATCTTTGGGCATTGCAAGCGTGGCAGCGATCACCGTCGTGTGCTACCTCATCGGCATGGCTGTTAAGGCCAGCGGGCTGAACGACAAGTGGATCCCGGTCATCATGGGCGTGTGCGGCCTTGTGCTGGGCGTGGTGGGTATGTTTATCATCCCCGACTATCCCGCGCAGGACTACATCACCAGCGCGGCTGTGGGTATCGTCAGCGGTCTGGCTGCGACCGGCGTTAATCAGATCACGAAGCAGCTGAAGGACAAGGTGGAGGAGGCCGTATGAACGGCGCCAGTAAGGTCATCAAGATAGCCCGGGAGGAGCTGGGCTATCTTGAGAAGGCTTCCAACGACACGCCGGAGACACACTATCTCGACAGCAAGACCGCCAACGCCGGGGACAAGAACTTCACGAAGTACGCACGGGACATTGACGCCATCCCCCATTTCTATAACGGGAAAAAGCAGGGATACCCGTGGTGCACCACGTTCGTGGCGTGGGTGAACGTGCAGGCGTTCGGCGTAGCAGAGGCGAAGCGGCTGCAGAACCTGCCGGACGACAGTCTGGGCGCGGGCGTGTACTACCTGAAGCGGTACTTCAAGGCTGCGGGGCAGCTGGGCACTACCCCGAAGGTGGGCGCACAGGTATTCTTCGGCGACGACCACACGGGCATCGTGACGGAGATCGTGGGCAAGGGCTTCCGCACCATCGAGGGCAACACCAGCCCGCAGAGCGGCGTGGTGATCAACGGCGGCGGCGTGTACGAGAAGGAGTACGCCAGCGTGAAGTCCTCGTACACCTTCGGCTACCCGGATTATCAGGAAAGCGACGAGGACGCGCCTGCGGAGAAGCCGAAGATCTATCTGTCCCCGGCGTACCACAAGGCCAACCAGTGCTGCTATAAGCGTCCCGACGGCCAGCAGTGCTATGAAACCCTCGAGAACAACGAGTTTCTGGACATTTTGCAGCCCATGCTGGAACGCTGCGGCTTTGACATCATGCGCGGCCCACGCCGGACGCCCATGAGCGACGAATACGGCCCGGACTATATGTACCGCGCCATCAAAGAGAGCAACGAGTGGGGCGCAAAGGTGCACTATGTGTCCCACACCAACGGCAGCACCAACGGCCCCACCGGGCACGGCACGGTAAAGGGATTTTTGTCCATGTACCACCCCAGCAGCGTCAACGGGAAGAAACTGGCGGAGCTGATGGTGAAGTACCGGAAGGCCATCTACCCCCACGGATGCCGGACGGCGACGCGGAGCGACCTGCACGAGCTGGACGACACGAACGCCTACGCCGTGTACCAGGAGCACGTGTACCACGACAACCCGGAGGACGCGGCGTGGTTCCATGAGCACATGGAGGATTGCGCCGTGGCGGACTGCAAGGCGCTGTGCGAGTTCTGCGGGCTGGAATATGTGGAGCCGGAGAAGCCGCAGGAGCCTGAACAGCCGGAGACACCGGAACAGCCGACCGTGACCGAAACGTACACCGTGAAGGTGACGCGGAGCGCGGACGGGAAAAGCGGCACGTGGGAGATCGTGAAGTGACCTCGGAGCGCATAAGGCGATAGGGCAAAAACGACCGGAGAAATAAAAATAAGCCCCCTGCGGCGCACAGAGCGTCACAGGGGGCTTTCTACTGTAACAGGAGGGTAGTTTGACGGGCAAAAAAGAAACGCCGCAGAGGGCGTTTACGGGCGAAACAGAAAGATGCCTCCCGCCGGGAGTGAAGGGGGGGGTAACACTCGGCGGCGGGAGGGCTTGAAAAGTGGGAGACGCAACCTGTGTGTAAAGGGAGGGCTGCATCATATTTACTGTAGCACAAACGGGCGGGCGCGTCAATGGCGGGCGACAAATCTTTACGCATTTTGCACCCTCCCGGCCAAAATGTTGGCGTTGATGTCCGCCTGACGCTCACGGGCTTCGAGAACGAGGGCGGCGGAGCGCTTGCCGGTGCGGGAAAGCAGACGGCCTGAATAGCGCTGGGTAACGTTGGGATTGGTGTGACCCAGCTTGGACTGAAGCTCCTCCTGCTTCATACCGGCGTTGAGGTCGATGCGGGCGCCTACATGGCGCAGGTCGTGGCTGCGGATGTCGGGAACGCCGGTGACTGCCTTGACGTGGGATTCCACAAGGGTGGAGAGCCACTGGCGGGAGCCGCGCTGCCACTCGCGGCTTTCATCACCGGTGCGGGGACCGAAGGAACCCTTTGGCGCGGTGTTGCCGAACAGGGGCGCTGTGTCGGGAAGGTCCTTCGGGCGGATGCCGCTGGCCAGATAGATACGGACGGCGGACTGGGCGATGTCGGGAAATTCGATGCGGCGGAACTTGCTGCCCTTGCCGCTCTCGACGGAGAGCTCGCCGTCCTCCCAGTGGAGATCCGCCGGGGTGAGGTCCAGAAGCTCGGCGTTGCGGAGCTCGGTGGTCAGAAGCATGATGACGATGGCGTAATTCCGGGGCCATGTTTTCGCCTTGGCGGTGGCGGGCTTGTCGTTGCGCCAAAGTTTCATCACCTGCTGGTCGGTGAGAAGCACATCATAGGGACGACGGGCGGTCTTGCGGGTGTCGGGCGTCAGGCGGCGGGAGACAGGATTGTTGGCGTACCAGCCGCCGCACTCGGGGTCGCTGGCGTAGTCGAAAAAGGTGCGGAGCCGGTTGACGTAGAGGGCAACGGTGTAGGTGCTGCAGCCGCTGTCGATCAGGTAGTCGCGCCACAAAAGGATGGTGGCGTAGGATGGGTCGGCGTAATTCTCTTTGGACTCGATGAAGAAGTTGACGAAGTTCTCCAGCGTGGCGGTGTACGCCTCGACGGTGCGGGGGGAAGCGCCGGTGGCGGCGCAGTTTTTGATATAGGAATCTGTGGCGGCACAAAGCTTGCGCTCGGCGGCAGAGCTGCGGGGCACAGGTCATTCCTCCTTCCTGTGGGGTTCGCGGGGCTCCAAAATCTCCACGGCGTCGGGGAGCAGGAGACGGGCGGCGGACTCGCTTTCGGCGGTGATGAGCATGGTCATAATCTCGCCGTCCCGCTTGCGGCGGACGGTGAAGGGGTATTCGCGCTTTATCACGTTGGTGACGAGCATGGGGTCATTCCTCCTTCTGCATACCGTCCACGCCAAAGGTGAAGCGGACGATATTGGGGATCACATCGCTGTCGGCGACAATGAACGTGTCGCAGAATGTGAACAGGGAAGCGATAGCAGTCTTGGTTCTGTCCAGACCGATGAACGGCGTAGGGAGCACGACGGAGACTGTGGCGGTTTCGCTTTCGGGTTTGGGATCGTTGCAGTCTACGGCGAAGTCGGGGCGCAGGGTGAGGGCCGCTTCCTTGAGGGAGATGTACTGCTTGAGCTTTTCAGGTCTGATAGACATGGTGGTGTCCTCCTTACAGAATTTTGTCATAGTATAGTCTACCGGCAAATGCGGATTTTGTGCAAGGGATTTGAAAAAATTTTCAGAATTTAGCCGCGGCGGAGTGCGGGGACAATATCGGCGATGATGCGGGCGGCATGGGCCGCCTCCTGACGGGTGTTGTACCAGTCGAAGGAGAAGCGGATGGTCTCCAGTGCCTGCTGCTCGGTAAGGCCGCTGGCCATGAGGTTGGCGGAGGCGGCGTTGTCGCCGGAGGAACAGGCGCTCCCGGTGGAGACCATGACGCCACGTTCGCTGAGGGCGGCGGCAAGGGCCGCACCGTAGACGCCGGGGAAGCGGATGGAGAGGATGTGGGGAGCGCAATCCTTGCTGCTTTTGCCGCCGGGCAGATTGATGTCGAAATCCACATGGTGGCAACCAAGGGAAATGATAAGCTCCTGAGCGACGGCGCGGATAGCTTTCTCGTTTTCTGCCATGTGGAGGGAGCGCCAGGTGAGGGCGGCGGCCATAGAGCTGACAAGGGGGACGGAGACCGTCCCGCCGCGCATACCGCGCTCCTGTGCGCCGCCGAAGATCATAGGGGCTACGGGACAGCCGCGGCGGACGATGAGTGCACCGATGCCCTTGAGGGAGCCGAACTTGTGGCCGCCGAACGCCATGTAGTCCGCACCCAGCGCCTTGAAGTCCACGGGGATGTGTCCTACGGCGGCGGTGGCGTCAAGGGCGATGCGGTGGGGGCGGTTCTTGCGGCAGAAAGCGTCCACATTGCTTATCTGGCCGGTTTCGTTGTTGACGAGGGATAGGATGGCGGAGGGCTTGCCGTGGGTAGCGATGGGCACGAGGTATGACCGGGCAGCCTCGCTAACGGCGTGGTGAACGGTGTCGTTGTAGTTGATGGCGTCGGTCTCCAGCCGGAGGCATCTGACCATCCAGTTGCAAGCTTCGGTGGCACCGGAGGTGAAATACACCTCGTCCGGTTCGCAGTTCAGTTTGTCGGCGATGATGGCACGGCAAGATTCCAGCTCGGCCTTAGCCTCGCGCCCAACGGCGTGGGCGCTGGAAGGGTTGCCGAAGATGGCGCACTGTGTGGCGGCACCAAATGCGCCGGGAACGGGCGGCGTGGTGGCGGCGTTGTCGAAGTAGATCATGTTAGTTTTCTCCTTTTCGTAAGAAGTTTCGCAAAGTGGTTCTTGGGTTATTTGTTGTGTTTCTGCAAAGGGTGTTATGTTTTTCGCCGGCTGTGTTTGCATATTTGCCGATATTCAAAACGCAACGGAAATATAGTTTACAAAACAAGCCGGAGGGCGGTGTGCCGTCCGGCTCGTAATGTGGGATATTTTGTATGGCTGCGGATGGCGCGTCAGCTGTTGACGGCATCCTTGAGCTGTTTTGCGGGCTTGAAGATGGCCACGCGCTTAGCGGGGACGGTGATGACCTCGCCGGTAGCGGGGTTCTTGCCGGGGTGCGCGTCGCGGACCTTGCTGGTGAAGATGCCGAAGCCGGAGATATTCACGCTGTCGCCGGAGCGCATGACGCCGGTAAGGGTGTTGGCAGCGGCGGCGATCACGCGCTCGACGTCGGACTTCTTCATGTCGGTCGCTGCTGCCAGAGTGGAAATAAACTCGCTCTTGGTCATGGAATGTGCCTCCTTTCTGTTGTAGATTTTAGACTGAAACGTTTTATCGCCTTGCGGCTGGTGGGGAATCGGGGACTTGAACCCGGAACCGGGCCGTTATGAGCGGCCTGCTCTGCCGATTGAGCTAACCCCCCAGGGGGTTGGGCGGCGGGTTGCCCAGACCGCGCCGCCCGGAAGGAGAAATCGCTTGGCCTGCCTGTATTCCAACAGGAGCCGGGGAAAATGAACAAAACCCGGTGCTGCTTCTTACGGCCGCAGCATTTATAAAGGAGGTCCTATCTGGACCGCGGACGCCTGTCGCGTCCGATGGAGCAGGAGGCGGGAGTCGAACCCGCATGGCTTGCCGGCGCACGGAAAAGATGACATGAACATTGGAGGTGTTGATGTGTCCGAACAACAGCAGCAGAAAGGAGATTTCTGTGTGTGCCGTGCAAGCGCCCCAATGGCGCTCCTGCGTAGAGAGTGGGGAGGACGGGCTGGGGGGATGCCCGCCTCCCCGATGGGGGTGGGGCGTTCCTTCGTTCGCTGTCACGCCCAAATCATGCTACCGGCTGGTTCGACCCGGCGACACCGCTGCCAGATGCGGAGGTTTCATTCCTGACGGGGGAAGTCATCCATCAGGCGGGCATGGAGCAGCGTAGCGGATTTGAACCGCCACTATCGGTTTGGAGGACCGATGTGCTGACCGTTGAACACTAACGCTGCAAATTTTGCGGGGACACAGTTGGCGGGGTGCCGGTGCGGATGGCTACTGACCTACACGGCGGCCTTGTCCAAAGACAGCCGCCACCACGCCGCTTCCACATCTACAGGTTTCGCCTCGGATTTTCGCCGCACACGCCGGCACCCGAACCAACCACGGAACTTTTCAGCCCTGCGCCGGTACGTCGGTCGCATCCGTTCATCTTTACAAAGCCGGTGCCAGCCAATACATAAATTACTTCGTCCTGCCGCTTTCGTACAGCGCACAGGAAAGACCACTTCCGCAGGCTTACGCTCCGTGCGGCTGCGAGGCAAGAGGTCACGCCTATGGTGCAGACGGTTGGGCTCGAACCAACGGCATCCACTCTACGTGGCGCTCTAACCGACTGAGCTACGTCTGCATGAGGGGGGTGCCGGTCTTTCCCGGCTGTCACCGCTGCGTGTCGGCTGCTTGCGGTTAGCCCCGATAGGTACACGTTTCTGCTTCCTTCTTGTGCTCTATCCCAGGAAGCCCGTTCAGCTTGTACTTCGCATGAGCACTGGATCTGGTGCAGACGGCAGGATTCGAACCTGCGACTTTCCGAGCTCGCGCTTTACGCTACGATCAGACCCTCTTCCACGGCTGAGGTACATCTGCATTGAGGGGGGTGCCGCGCCATATCCCGCTTTGGCGGCGCGGCGAAAGCCTCGTTCTCTTATGGCGCTGGGTGACGCCATTTAGCCGGCAGCCCCGACGCTTCTCCCGATGCCCGATAGTGGGCGGGACTGGGCGGCGGGTCTCTCTGCCATGTTATGATACTCGCACGAGAACCCCAACGGGCGGCTTGGAGGTATCGGTGGGGATCGGACCCACGGCCTGCTCATTACGAATGAGCTGCTCTGCCAGCTGAGCTACGACACAGGATCCCCACCTTGTTTACGTCCTGGTGGGCGAGCTGACGTGCGACAGAGGGGCTTGCGCCCCCGTGACCGCGTTCCTGCCAGAATTGCGCTGGGAACACCGGAAGAATGGATGTAAGACCGGTGCAGCCTTTCTTACGGAAGGGCTTATATAATTCGGGGGGTACACCGAAGCCGTCGGGGAAGGGGTCTCCCCTTCGGCAATTTTAAGTATGCGCCCCGTGTCAAGGGAACTTCTGAAAGTTTTTGAAAAAATTTTCAGGTGTTGTAACACTCGCGGAAGCTGCCGTATTTCATGCGGAACTCTACCACATAATAGCGGCGCAGAGGGTGGATGTAGATCACTTTGCCGGTGGCCTTTTTCTCGGTGTCGGCGATACAGCGGGTGACGGTATCTTCCAGTTGGATGTTGGAGGGGATCATGGGGAAGCCTCCTTTCTTGTGTTTCTATGATGGAGTATAGGCACCGTGTCAAGGGAAGCGGGCAAAAAAATATTCCGGTCGGTTGACCGGAGGGGAAAAGAACCCCGCACGGCGGATGTCGTGCGGGGGTTTGCTGTTACTCATCGTCTATCCACGTCCATTCCCATTCGCCTGTTTCGGAGTTGTACTGGCGGACGTATTTCTGCTTTTTGGGTTTTTCCTGAGTGGTGGTATCGGAGGTGTAGGTGTCATCCTCGTATTTGTCGAGAATGTGGGAGTAGTCCGGCACATCGGGGATAACGATGCCGCTGGTATCTGGAGGCTCGGGCGTCGTCGGCTCTGTAGTGGATGCTATGGTATATGTCTGCTGGTATGTGGCGCTGTCTTCAGTAAATATCGCACCGGCCTCACCGAGAAGTTCATTGGTGGTGTTATCGTAGATTTTGATGGACGCATAGCGATAGCTGTTTGCAGGGAAATCCTCCCAGCCGTACCACCATGTATTATCCGATGCCGCCGGATCGTAGATCGCGGTTCCCGTTTCTTCGTGGTCATCAAGGCCGCTGTATCGAGACTCAACAAACACCTCGTAGCGGAAGGTCAATGTTTTGCCGGGCTCTCCTCCGCCAAACGTCGCATGGAAGTAAATGGGGTCGCCGTCGTGGAATTTTGGCTTGGAATCCCTGTTATCAGGGTCGGCGCAAGTAAGAACAACGGCCCACCATTTGTACAGACGGGAGGATAAGTCATCCGCCCCCGGATAACCAAGTTGCTGAAGTTTCTTTACGTACCGGACGGAAGTGGCATCTTTGCTATTCATGTGGGCGTTCACGTAGCTGTACATCGCTTTCTGCGCCAGTTTTCCGGAATCCCTGTACTCCCCGAGGGAAATAAAGCTTTCCGCAGCGGTTCTGTAGTCCTGCGATTCCAGCGCTCTGCAAGCGGACTGATATTTGATGGCGGGACGCAGAAGGGAAAAATACAGCGTGGCGAGAAAGACAACGGCAGCGGCAACAATGATAATGGCCGTTTTGCGCTTTTTCTTGTGCTGCTGTTCCCGCTGTTCCAGCTGGAAGTCTGTATAACGGGGGTCCTTGCCGCAAGAGGGGCACTTTATGGCCTGGTCACTTACGTTGTGGCCGCAGTGGGGACAGGTCTTGAGGGCCATTACTGCTGCGCCTCCTTCTTTTTGTTGAGCTGTTCCAGGTTTACGCGGGCGGCGTGAACGTCAATGAGCAGTTTGGATGCGCCGTAGAGCAGCCCGCCGAAAAACAGCGCGGATACAGCCGCGGCGACCGCCAGGAAAAACAGCGTGGTGCCTGTTGTCTCGGAGAAATAGTAGGAATAACGAAGCTGGCTGGCCGAGATGGCGATGGCGATGACACTGATACCGCCGCATACCCAGACGATGTACGCGAACACTTCCAACATATTGGCGGCGCCGGTTTTGTATCTGATGTCGGAGGTCTTGGGCAGTGCGGCGGCTGCGGCTTCTTCCTTGGCGGCGTTTTCACGACGTTCCTGCGCGTCCTTTTTTTGCTGGGCGGCGTAGATGGTAGATGAGGGACAGCCGCACTCCGGGCACATTCCCTTGATGCTGAGCTGTTCCTGGGTAACGGTGGCGCCGCACTCCGGGCAGGTGTAGTTTGTAGTCATAGTTTTGTTCCCCTTTCGATTTTAATGTATCATTATTCCCCGTCGAAAACGGAGAAAATGGTCTGCATGATTTTGTGGATCTCCGGGTCGTCGTAGCGATCCGGGGTGATGACGAGATCGAGAAGTCCAAGTCCGTCCAGGTCGGCGATGTCGTAGGTCTCCTGTTCACTGTGCTGCGTCACCAGCTCCGCAAGGCGGCGGGGGAAGCCCTGGCGCTCCGCCTCGTCGATAAACTGTGCAGCGGTCATCTGCCGCTCTGGGTCGAAAAGCGCCTCTATGTCCTGCTCGTCCATGACGATATCGGACAGCTCGGGCGCTGCCCCGGAAAGGCGGAGGGCGAGGTCCAGCGCCTGTACGTCGTGGGGCGTGTATGCCTGCTTCTCCGGTGATGCGGCAAAGGCACGGTCCAGGGCGATGTTGGTGTCCTCGAAACTGTAGGGCAGGATGCTGTGGGCGGCAAAAATAAATTCCTCTCGTGTCATGGGTGGTGGCGGCCTCCTTGCTGTTCTTACCGTCAGAATAGCACATTCAAGCGGCGATAGCAAGGGCGTTTTGTGGAAATTACGACAAAACAGGAGCGCTTTTGACGCTCCTGTTCGTTGTTTTATTCCTGCTGTTCGGGGTCGAGGTCAAAGCCGTCATAGGGGGCGTTAAGGAAGTCGGTGCAGCATTTGAGGCATTCCTTGCCGCGGCAGGTGTCTGGATCGATGGAGTAGGGACACATGATCCACTCCGCCAACTGCTCGGCGGTCATCCCGCGGAAGTGTTCAAGGTTTGTTTTGCGGTGCTGTTCCAGCTGGAAGCCCTGCTGGGATTTGGCATAGGCAGATGCACAATCGCCGTAGGCGGGACACTGCGGCGCGGCGCAGGGCAGCACGGCCTCCATGCCGGTCATTTTGCAGATGTGGCTCATACGTTGTGTTCCTCCTGTTCCAGCCGTGCTTTCAGTGCGGCGTTTTCAGCGCGTAGGGAATCTATGCAGACGGTCTTGCGGTCGATCTTGCGGGCGAGTCCGTCAAAGGCTTGTGCAAGTGCACAAGGGGTCTCGCCGTAGCAGATGTCGCGGCAGGTCTTTTTGTAGGGGCAGAATTTGTTTTTCATTCCTGTTCCTCCTGTTCGTCGGTGCTGTTGGCGATGTGCCTGCGGATGGGCATGATGAGGGCGTCGCCGTCCGGGCTGTGGAAATAGACGCTGGACAACTCGCTGGGGCGGCAGGCGGCGGTGCAGCCGGGGAGCGCCTCCAGAATGTCCAGCAGGTAAAGTGCGTTGACTATTGGCAGGCCGTCGCCCCAGCTGAAGCAGGTGGAGAGCGTGTCCCCTGCGGGGTGGGACTCGGCCTTGTATTTTGCCCGGTCGCTGGCAATCTTGGCGCGTACCTCGGCGGCAGTTGGTAGGTTGAGGGTGACGGTGGCGCCGTCGCTGTTCAGCAGCTCCGGTATGGTGTCGTATACGTGAGGGTCGTTTGGCGGCGGCGCCCATTGCAGCGCGGTGGAGGGCGTGTTCAAGCGCAGGAGGGTAAAGCCGTCCGTGATGCACTGGCGGCCTTGTTCGTCCAGAAACGCGCCGGCAAAGTGGGAACGGATCCCGCCCTGCTTGGACACGGAGGCGTTGTACAGGCGGCGGAGGGCGGCGGCGCTGGTGCGGTGTTTGTCATCCCGCTGGTACTGCTGGGCCATGTCGGTACGGATGGCGCGGACAAGGAGCGCCAGCTGGTGGCCGGCGTTGATCCCGCCGTGGGTGTTCGGGTCGATGGCGGGTTCCAGGGCGCAGAAAAAGCGGCGTTCCTGTTCCGGGAGGGAATAGGCGATGGCGTAGAGGTTTTCCAAAAGCTTTTCGGGGGTCATGGTGTGGTGCTCCTTTCGTTTGGTGTTCGCTCACATTCCGGGCAGCGCCATGAGGGCGCTGCCGGAGGTGATGAGCATGGAGGGGTCGGCGATGGTCTTTTCGTAGCTGTCCGCGCCCTGGAAATCATCAATGACGGCCTGTTCTTCGGCGGTCATGTCGGCGTAGTGCTTTTTGCCGTAGGTGGGCGGCAGCCAGTTCTTTTTCTGACCGGCAAAGATGTTCAGACGGTCGATGATGCGGGACGCCTCCGGCTTAAACTTGATGTGGCAGGTGCCCTTTTTGTAGAAGGTGCAGGTAAAGTAGGTGAAATCCGCCTTGTTGGTGTAGGCGGCGTTGGCGATGCGGATGGCGTTGCCTATGGGCGTGTGGAACGAGGTTTCGCCTCTGTCCAGATAGTTCATAGCGCGTTCCAGATCGGAGATCAGGCTGTTCACCCGGTAGCTGTCCAACTTTTCGCGGCCCCAGCTGGCGTGGCAGCCGTTGGAGGGGATGATGACCTTCATGCCCACCTTGTGGGCCTTGTTCGTCGCCCATCCGTTGTAGTAATGGATGTTGTTGGCGCACTCAGGGTACCAGGAGTGCTTGGCGGAAAACTGCTCGAACAGGTCGAGGATGGAATCCTCCACGCCGCGGGAGAGCTGGTGGGCGATCTCGCGCATGACAGTCTCGATGTTGTAGCGGGAGAAATCGTACTCGGAAAGAGAATTGACCTTGCCGTAATAGTCCTGCTGCATGACAGAGGTCATTTTGTCGGTGAGCTCCGGACGGCGCAGGAGATTGCTCCAATACTTGGCGCGGAGACCGAAAAGGTAGGCGTTCAGCATGGTGGCGTTGTTGCCGGTGTTCCTGTTGCCCACCTTGAGGGACAGGAGGGGTTCTCCGTGATCTCTGCCGGGGTCCATGTAGGGGCGGAGGGCGGCGAACTCGTTGATAAGCTTTTCGCCCAGGGCGGCCTCGAAGTTATAGCCATCGATCATGTTCTGCAGCCAGTCGGCGGAGGCGAGGTCGGTGGCCTGTTCGCTGCTTGGGGTGCTCTTTTCGTGGGCGCGGCGGAGGGAGGAAAGAATGTCGCTGGGGATTTCTTTTTTCGGTATGTTCACATAGACCAGCGCGATCTCCACGTCGGTGGGGCGCTGGGCATGACGGAAGGCGTTTTCAATGAACTCAATACGGGCGTTGTGTTCGTGCAGCTGCTGCAAAAGAATTTTGCGGCGGTTGGTGTAGGGGTTGCGTATGGTCTCGGCGTTCAGCAGGCAGACGATCTGGCCGCCGCGCTCCATAAGGGAGAGGGCGTGCAAAAGGTGTTCGTCGCCGCTGTCGAAGGGCGGATTCATGATGCAGAGGTCGTACTGCTTGAAACTGCGGAAGGTGAGAAAATCGTCGTGTACCACGTGCAGCCCCTTGCCGCGCAGGAGGGCGGCAAGGTCGCTGTCGCGCTCGATGCAGTCTATGTAGGTGTCGTTCTCGTTGAAGGAGATACGGCGGCTGTTCCTGTAGTTGCGGGCGAAAGCGGAAACGGCATCGGCAAGGTCGCCTTTACCGGCGGAGGGTTCGAGGATAGAAAAAACACCTTTCCAGTCCACGCAGGAGAGCATTTTCCCCGCCAGTTTGGAGGGCGTGGGGTAAAAGCCGCTGTTGTCGAAGGACGGCAGGCGCCGGAGATCGGCGGCGGCGCTGTTCGGCACGGTGGCACCGTTCTCGCTGTACCAGTCGCGGATCTTCTTTTTCGCTCCGGCGATGGTGGAGGCGCGGCCCAGGTAGTCGCCGCGGTCGTCGCCTCCGATGGTGGCGCTGACAATATACTCCGTGTTGCCGTAGTAGGAGCTGGGCTTGATGGTGGCGATCTCGGCGCCGTGGGCGGAAACGGCGATGTGTTCATCTCCATAACGGTTTTTCTTGGTGGCGTAGGTAAACATGGGCGGTGGCCTCCTTGTAGATTTTTGGTTTGGTGTTCAGGCGGTGAGGGCGTCGCGCTGGGCGATGAGCGCGGCCAGCTCGGCGGTGTGGATGGTGCGTCGGTGCTGTTCAATACAGTTGTTCGCTGCCTGACAGACGCGCTGGCGCTGCTCGGCGTTGAGGTACGGCGCGGCGGTGCGGAGGGCGGCAGCGGCGGAGAGAAGCTGCTGGCGCTCCTGCTCCGTGGACGCGGTGCGGGTCTTGATTCGTGTGGGCATGGGGGCTCCTTTCTTTGTCAGGTGCGCCGCCGGGGCGCGGTGCGGTAGGCGGCGCCGTTCTTGGTCGCGCCCCGGTCGATCTTGCCGGTGTTCACAAGAGCGGTGAACATTTCGCGGATCACCTGCTCGGTGATGTCGCCGGTGCAATGGCCGTTTTGGCCGTCCAGACGCTGGACGTGGAATTTGCTGATGACCACGGGCAGGGCGTTGTAGTCGAATTTATAGAGGTTGCGCCGGGGTGTTTTGAACACTTCCAGCAGGGCGGCGTTGATGTCGCCGCGCTTGCTGTTCAGATAGCCCCGGTACTGCTGCGCCGTCCAGTTGTAGGCGGTCTCGTAGATGTCGGTGGCGTAGTGCTGGAAGGTGCAGCCGTGTTCCAGCGCGGCGGAAACGGCGGGGATCAATTCCTCGGTGACGTAGCCGCTGACCGCCTGCGGGTGGATATAAAGGGAACTGTTCCCGTTGGCGACGGTGGCGCCGTTGCCGTTTCGGTACGGCTCTTTGATGGTCCAGCCCTCGGCGGCGAACAGGCCCAGAATGTCGCTATAGAAATTCTCGGTCTTGTCCTGGTCCATTCCCTTGCCCCATTCATAACCGGAGTTCAGGCGGAAATAGACGTGCTTATAGGGGGTATCGTCGCGCTGTTCGCTGTTTTCCTGGCGGCGCTGTTCGGCGTAGGCTTCCAGCTCGTCCAGGCTGTGGCGGATGGCGGAAATGGCGTTGGTAGCGGTGTCGCTGGTGGGGTCGCCGGTGATAACGTCTTTCAAAACGGCGGCATTGGCGGCGATGGCGTCGCAGTGGGTGCGGACGGCGGCCGCCTCCGGGATGGGATACTTGATGGTGGACATGGTGATTTCTCCTTTCGTTGTTCAGATGATGGCGGAAACGTCAACGCCTATGAGTCGGCCTAATGCCTGGGCGGCGTCCGTATAGGTGGAAAATTCTGCGTCGGTGTCGTACTCGGTGGCGGACGTCTCGAAAACCGTCTCGGCCAAAATCGCGTTGAAGTCGGGGCTGTTGATAATCTCCGCGTCCCAGTCGTACAGCTCGCACAGCAAGTCGCGCTCGTGCCCGTCTAAGTCGTTGTCGAGATAGACAAAACCGTGGGCGACGCGGAACAGGCCGGCGCCGTATTGGTTTACCTGTGCCAGCTCAAAGACGTTGTG